TGGAGCTTTTAATGGTTAATGTAAATAAAATCATTTCCGACATGCAGAAGCTATACGCTAAGGACAAAAAGGTGCAGTCTATTATCTGTACGGGCGACTCCGTCAAATCCGTCTATACGGATAAAGACGTAGTGCCTCTCCCAGCAGGTCACCCCCTCACCCAGCTTACCGGCCTACCCGGTATCCCTTACAATAAGATAATCCAGATAGCAGGAAAGCCCGACTGCGGTAAAAGCACTTTCGCGGGAGAGTGCATGGCAGCGGCTCAAAGAGCCGGTATCCAGGTTATCTTATTTGACTCAGAGGATAAGTATGACGCCGCCCGGTTTAAAAACCACTTAGGTGGCGACCCTTCTCAAGTCCTTATGATTAAAACTAATGAGATCTTGAAGGGCGGAGAACTAGTCCGTAAGTATATTACCGCGATAAAAGAACAAGACCCCTCCTCTAAAATCCTATTCGTCTGGGACAGTGTCGGAGGGTCACAATCGAGGTCGCATGCCGAAAGGGAAATGGACAGCGAGAAACACGCCCAGCCCGGACAAGACGCTAAAGAAAACGGCTCTTTTATGAAAGTCTTGGTAGCCTTAATTAATAAGTACCCCGACAGCATAGCGGTATACCTCGCCAATCAAACCTACGCCAAGATCGGCTTTATGCAGCATGGCGACCAAGCGAGCGGAGGAGCTAAAATCGAATACCACTCCTCTCTTATTGTCATGCTAAAGCGGATTAAGGTGTTAACTAAGACTGTTAAGGGAGTATTAACAAAGTATGGAATTATTACCAGGGCTACCGTGTCTAAGAATCATTTAAGCCAGAGCGCCACCTCGGTGCACCAACTAGATTTTACGGTAACTGCCGACGGTACTGGCGTATCGGATACTGTACAAGAGGAGTCTGAAGATGAGTAAACCCTTAGCCGTCATAACGGGAGACTGCCATTTTACACTAAATACTCTCGAGGAGGCGACAGCAGTAGTAAAGCAGATGCAGGAGAAAGCGCTAGAGCTAAAAGTACCCTTAATCCTTAACGGGGATACCTTAGACTCTAAGGCTATTGTGCGGGCTGAGATCATGAATAGGTTAATTAGCTTATTTAATCGTCGCGATATTGGTGCAGTGCTTAACGTAGGTAACCACGACATGATTAATGAGAAAGGCTCTGAGCACTCTTTAGGGTTTTTAAGTCCCTACGTCGGTGTCCTGGATAAACCTGGGTACTCCCCTAATCTAGACTCTTGGCTCATACCCTATCAGACGTCCTCAGAGGCACTGTTGGATATTTTAACTACCATACCGAAGGGTAGCCGTATAATCCTACACCAAGGAATACAGACTGCTTTTATGGGTCATTACTCCCAGGATAAAACCTCCCTCCCGCCCGAGGCTTTCAAAGACTTTCGAGTCATAGCTAGCCACTATCACCGCAGACAGGATATCCAATGCGGGCCCAGGAGAGAGAATTTAGTGGGCACTTTTAGCTACCTCGGTAACCCCTACTCCCTCAACTTCGGAGAGGTAGAGGACGGAGAGAAAGGCTTTAGCGTCCTCTACGACGACGGCTCTTTAGAGTTTATTCCCACTAACCTCAGACGTCATCGGGTCATAGAAGTAGTTTACGACTCTCTCCGAGAGGTCAAGGTGTCTCCAAATGACCTCCTTTGGCTTAAGGTCTCAGGCCCTAAGTCGGAGCTAGATAAGTTGGATAAAGTAGAGATCGGGGAGTATATTTTAGGACACAGTAACTATAAGTTAGAAAAGTGTTACTTTGACACACCTTTAGTAACAAAACCTACGAAAAAGGTTACCAACTTTGAATTATTTGATAGCTTAATTGACTCTCTAGATGAGACCCTAGAGGAGAAAGAATATCTTAAAACTACTTGGAGAGGTCTTCTATGAAACTAGTGTCGCTCACTGCTAAAAACTTCGCATCTTACCTAGAGCTAACTTTAGACTTTGAGGAGGGCCTATCCCTTATCTCAGGCCCCACCGGTGCAGGAAAAAGCACTGTCATGGACGTGGTGTGCTGGGGCCTATTTGGTCAAACGGCTAAAGACGGCAGCGCGGACGATATCCGTAGTTGGCTAACACCCTACGAGCCAACCTCGGTGGAGATTGAATTCCATAACTCACAGGGCTCCTTCCAAGTCACCCGTATCCGAGGTTCTGCAAATCGAAATGACCTCTTCTGGTTTGACATAAACGGTATCAAGGAAAAAATCAGGGGTAAAGACCTCAAAGATAGTCAAAAACTCCTAAACTCCCTCTTAGGGGTAGACTTTGATCGCTATGCCGCCGCCTCTTACTTTCATGAGTTTAGTCCTTCGGCCTCCTTCTTTACGGCTACCGCCAAGACAAGACGCCAGATATTTGAAAACATAGCTACCCTAGATCTCCCTATACAAATAGCCGAAGCCACGACTTTAGCTAAAAGAGAGGCTACCTCGACTATCCGTTTTCTTTCCTCAGACCTAGATAAACTAAAATCTAGGCTAGACACACTACAAAGTAGTGTAGAGGGACAGAAAAAGAGCGCTAAGCTTTGGAGTGAAAACAAAGCCAGACAAATCGCTGAGTTTAGAGCAAAACAGACCAACTTCGAAAAACAGAAGCAAAAGCACATAGAAGACGCCCAGAGGGGATATGACAGGTGGGAGGAAAGCAAAAAAGTACAGATATTAGACAAGCTAGCGGAAATAGGGGCTTGTATAAAAACTATAGACAAGCCAAAGCCTAGGGCTTGCGGGGCCTGCGGACAGGAGATAGCGCCAAGCGTCACCGCCGTAGAACAAAGTAAACTGAATTTAACAAAGTTAAAAATCTCGCTAAATCAGCTTAAGGACGAAAGAAACCCTTATGCTGATAGCTTAGCGGTCGCTAAAAACATGCAGGACCAATACGAAGACATTATTGGTGTAGAGCTAACCCAGAAAAACCCCTTCATTGACTCACATAAGGAGCTGCTAGCCTCTATTGAGGTCGCCAAGATGACCATTATTCTTATCGCCGATGAGATCAAAAATAAAGAGAAACAATTTAACTCTTTACAGACCTTAAATGAGCTTTCCTTTGACCTACGCGCCGCTCTACTCCTCCAAGCAGTGTTAGAGATCCAAAACAATACCAATGAGTACCTAAATAAGTACTTTGACTCTGAGATAAAGGTCACTTTCGAATTAGAGGGCTCTGATAGCCTCAAGGTTGACCTCGAGAAGTCGGGGTACCGTTGTGCCTATAAGCAGCTCAGTAAGGGGCAGAGAGGGCTCCTACGCCTTTGTTTTTCTGTCTCCCTAATGAAAGCTACGTCAAATTCCTCCGGTATACACTTCGATAACCTCATGTTCGACGAGTCTTTGGACGGCCTTGACTCAGGAATGAAGATCAAAGCCTTCCGCCTATTCGAGGAGCTGGCCACTCAGCACTCCTCCGTACTAGTGATAGACCATTGTGAGGAGCTAAAAGAGCTGTTCACTGCCCAATATCACGTAACTATGGAGGCCGACGCTAGTCGGATTGTCCTTGAGTAACCCCAGAATATCTAAGAAAGAGCGAGCTTTGATCAAAGGGGCACTTAGGCGAGTGTTTTCTAGGTCCGAACTAAGAGGGGAGATTATTAACAAATCTATATTCGCCCCGTACTCAGACCCAAAAAGGCCCAGAGTAAAAACATGGTGTATTTGTTCTTTCTGCCTTACCCTTACCCCTAAATCCTATATGGTAGTAGACCATGTAGACCCAGTCCTTCCTATTGACAAATCCTTAGAGGATATGCTAGGGTTAGAGAACGGGTGGATTATACTAATAGACAGGATTTGGTGCGTAGCTTCAAATTTACAGGCTATATGTGAAACCTGCCATGACAGTAAGACCAAAGCAGAAAACAAGCTCCGCAGGGAGTATAAGAAAGGGACAAATGTCAAAGGAAGCAAAACTCGTAAGAGGACAATTAAGACAACTAGCAAAAGAACTCCTTCCCGAGGCTCTAGCCTCTGAGATCCACGTAGCGCACTATAACCAACTCATGAGAGAAGTGCAAGGGAAATTAAGCGTAGTCCAATCTCAAATTAGTGAAACTTTAGCTCGTATAGATCAGCGCTCCCTTGATATGCAGTCTTTTCTAATGCGCCAAGCTACTGCGGAGGCCCCAAAGTCCGAATAATACACTGTATAGGCTCGAATTCTAAGAGGAGAGACATAGAATGAAGCAGTATAAATCAATAGTCGTAATTAGTGACCTCCATGCGCCCTTTATGCACCCCGATACCCTGCCTTTTCTAAAAGCAGTAAAAAAGAAGTACTCCCCTGACTACGTAGTCCAGATAGGGGACGAAATTGACGGACACTCTTGGAGTTATCACGAGAAAAACCCAGACCTAGATAGTCCTACTAAAGAGCTAAGAGAGGCTATAAATCAACTTACGCCCCTCTATAGCCTTTTCCCTAAAGTAACTCTCCTCGAGTCAAATCACGGCTCCTTGGTTTATCGTAAAGCTCTTACAGCAGGTTTACCCTCCTCGGTGATTAAAGGTTACCGGGAGATACTCCAAGCCCCAAAGGGTTGGAGCTGGGTCTCTCGCCTCACCCTAGAGACAAGACTAGGACCGGTGCACTTTATCCACGGTAAGAGCGCCACCCCAGGACGCCTAAGTCAGCTCTACGGTATGTCAGTAGTAGAGGGCCATTATCATGAGTCGGCCTCCATTACCTACACCTCTACCCCTGAACGCCTTCTCTTTGGAGCTAAAACAGGATGTTTAGTGGATGACAATGCCCTTTCTATGGCTTATAATAAGCTCAATGCAAAAAGACCAATAATATCAATCCTTGTCATTATTGACGGTATTCCTCAAATAGTCCCTATGGTCTTAAACCGAAAAGGCCGGTGGCTAGGTACTCTATAACTTGACTCTAGCTAGCTTAATATGCTAGCATAGGGTATGGAGTCACTACTATTTGCTTTTTCGATAGCTACTCAGACTTTTAATCTCCCCCCTGGGCTTTTATCTGCTATCTGTTTTTCAGAGAGTAGGCACGAGCCTAGGGCGATTAACCCAAATGACGGAGGCAGTAGCAGCTTAGGGGTCTGCCAAATCAAACTCGCCACCGCCCGACTAGTGGGATATAAAGGCACTGAGAGAGACCTTCTATACCCAGGCACTAATATCTATTACGCAGCTAAGTACCTAAAAAAACAACTAAACCGATATAATGGAGATATCCCCAGGGCAGTGAGCGCCTATAATGCCGGGCGATTTAATAAAGCTCCTCACGGTGGCCCTAGGAATAGCCGATACGTCAACACGGTACTAAGTAACTGGGCGAAAGGGCACTAATGTACCAGCTTAGATTTAAAGTCCTGGGTAAGTCTTGGCGCTTAAGAGTGCTTCCCGGTCCAAAGTACAGGAAAAAACATGGCTTGGACAGCGTAGCTATCACACGTATGCATAAGCGTACCGTCGATCTAAGCCCTCTAGGAGTAGACCTAGAGACCATTAGTCATGAATTAGTGCACGTCTACATGCACGAGATGTGTATCACAAGTATGGAGATATCTTTATCCGACCAAGAGGAGTTTTTTGCTGAGCTGTTATCCCGTAGAGGGTACGAACTACTCGACTTAGCTAAACACCTACACGGTAAAGTGACTTGTCTACTCTTAAAGGACAGGGCGTCATGACCCACCTAAAGGACTCCGAGGCCCTACTTATAGTTGCTACTCTTATAATCCTTACTCTTTTCTCTCTATACAGTTCTTTTAAAAATTTTACTGGACTTAAAAGCTCAAATATGAGATATCTATGTAACAGGCATATTGTAGGGAATAAAGTAAATTCTACTCGCACGGGACAATCCCGATGTGAGGTGTGCAGAAAATGGGGGACAGAATGATTATAGGACTAACTGGCACTATGGGAGCAGGTAAAAGCGCTGCCGCTAATCTTTTAAAAGAGGTATTCTTTAACAGACCGGTAAAGATTATTAAGTTTGCTAGCCCTCTATATGATATGCAAGAATACATATACCGTCGCATTTCGAAGGTGTACACTAGACCTAACCACTTTGTCAAGGATAGAACCTTATTACAGTGGCTAGGTACCGACTGGGGCAGAGCTACGGTAGGCACTAGTATATGGGTAGACCTCTGGAAAGCCGAGGCGACAGATTTTTTAAATAATAATACAAACGGTATTGTAATTTGCGACGATGTAAGATTTAATAATGAAGGGGAGGCGATGAAAGCCTTAGGCGCTATCCTAATAAAAGTAGTGTCTAAGGAGTCAAATGAACGAAATACAGGCCCTAACGCTATCGCAGGCCACGCTTCTGAGGCAGGCATAGACGCTAGCCTACTCACCGACACCGTGAGTAACGATAGCACATTAGCTAACTTAGAGCAGGATTTACTAAAAGTTATTAGAAGTTTTGGTACCCGGAGGGGTACCGAAGGCGTCACAAATAGATAGTAATATTTGTGACAGTGACTCTCAAACCAATGAACGAGGAGTAATAGTATGGGTTTTGAAAAAATTGTATCTTTAGATTCTGACGTTTCTATCAGCTTAGGAGGACGGGACAAAAAGACCGGTAAAGCAAATCTTACCTCCGTCGAGGGGTATTTCCTAGGGACCAAGACCGGTATCCCTAACAAGTTTAATCCCGATAAGCCTGACTGTCTCCACATCTTTCAAACCTCCAAAGGTAACGTTGGCGTATGGGGAAAGTCGCATCTTAATCCTCAAATGTCAAGGGCAATTGTAGGAGCTATGGTACGAGTCACTTTTACAGGTACGAGACCTTCTAAAAAGGGCAATGATCAGCTATTATTCTCAGTGGAGCAGGATAAGAGTAATGCCATTACGGTAGACGCTTTACAAGCTCAGGACGACGATAGCTATTCAGTAGGCGCAGAGGAGTCCTATGACGATATTGAAGCTACCGAGGAGGCGCCTTATACTCCTCCCCCAGTAGTGGCTAAAGCTCCCGCTAAAGCCCCAGACGCTGCCCGCCAAGCTAAAGTAGCTGCGCTACTACAAGGTACACGATCTAAAGCTAGTTAATTGTCGACAGCAGGGGGCGCGGCTAGAGTGATAGTACGCCTTAATCTAGACTATGTTGCACCTGTCTAGGCGTCCCCCACCGGCTTTAAAGGAGAGATTTTATGGTATTTGTTATGCTACCCCCGCAGTGGCTTAAGGATAAAGACTCCTCAGCAGTACCTCTACAACTCGAGTGCTCCTTCGAGGAGGCCCTAGAGTACAACAGACAGGGGTATAACATATACCACTACCCTAATCACCCCAGCGAATACGGCCCTACCGGCTTCGTTAAGGCTAGCGAGGTAGACGTTTTTAACTGGGTATTTTTAGACCTAGATCGTAAGCACGGGGAGTATGAGTCTAGCGAGGCTTTCGTAAACCTCCTAAAAGATAGTAGGACTCCTCCTACCTTCATAGTAGAGACCGGCAACGGTACTCATGCCTATTGGTCTGTAGACGACCTAGACGCCATGTCTTTCCTACGCCTCGCCCGCCGCCTATGCGCAATGTACAAATCAGACCCAGCAGTCTGTCAACTTAAACAGCTTATGCGGTACCCCGGTACCTTAAATAACAAAGAGGAAAACAATCCTCGCCCGTGTGAGATCGTACTTACCTCCGAAGCTTTCTATACCTGCGAAGACTTAGACAAGGACCTTCCTAGACTCACCGAGGAGGACGAAAACTACTGCCAAGCCCACTACAATAAAGCTTATAAAATAACTGATAACGACATTTGTATTGACGATAAGCTGCCCTCAAAGTTCGGAGATTTATTGGCCGGTTCTAAAGAAGCCAAAGAAATTTGGATCGGTAACACCGATGACAGAAGCTCCGGGGACTACCGTTTAGGCCATCTTATGTTCGCCAGTGGATTTACTAAGGCAGAGGCAGCCTCAGTACTAGTTAATAGCGCTAAAGCCCTCTCAAGGGCACCTGTCCATAGAGCTTCCTACGCTACCAATATCATAGATAAGATTTGGACTTTCGAAATAACTAAAGATTTTACTCTCCTTTCCCGTTCGGTGAGGGAGATACTCATGCGAGGAGAGGAGACCCTAGCCGGTACCCGTTTTGCGTGCCACCCCCTCCTAGACAATACCGCAGGAGGCTTTCGATTGGGGCACGTGATAGGTCTGGTAGCAGGGGCAGGGGTAGGTAAAACCTCCATGGCTATCAATATGTTTAAATGGTTTACTGAGAGAAACCCCGACTATGACCATTTTTTTGTAAGCTTAGAGCAGTCCGAAAACGAAATAGCCGTAAGATGGCGCACTGCTTGTCAAGGTAATGACGGCTTACACGACAAAGTTCATGTTTTGGGTAACCATAACCCCGATGGCAGTTTTAGGCATCTTTCGTTATCGGACATTAAGGACTATATCCTAGCATTTAAAAAGGCCACCGGTAAAAAAGTAGGCACCGTGGTCATTGACCACATCGGTATTTTAAGGAAAGAAAGTAAGAATGGAGAAAACCAAGCTCTAGTCGATATCTGCCATAAAATGAAGTCGTTTGCCGTAGAGACCAACACCCTAGTCGTAATGCAATCCCAGGCCCCTAGAGAGAAAGCAGGGAGAGGGGACTTAGAGATAGGTAAGGACGCCGCTTACGGGACGGTATTCTTTGAGAGTTATGTGGACTATCTAATTACTATCTGGCAGCCCCTTAAACGGTGTTATGTGGAAGGAGCCCCCACCACTATGGCGTTTAAGTTTTGTAAAATTAGGCATAAGAAACAACATATTGACAGGATTAAAGAGGACGTACCTTATCGCTTGTACTTTGACCCTGAAACTGAGACACTTAGGGAGATGACGCAAATAGAGGAGAAGTCTTTCGACTTCTTTAACCAAGCTGCCGTTAATAAGCGTAAAGCAGACCGTGCAACCGATCTAGTTGAATATACGAGCGCTCGAGTAGACAAAGGAGAGACAAATGGACAAATTCAAGATAATCAGGACGATAGCAGAGATAAAATCGCTTAATGAATATCTTAAGGATAAGACTTATGTATCTTTTGATACTGAGACTACGGGACTTACTAAAGAGGACGATATCATAGGCTTTTCAGTCTGTGCCGATACCGAAGGGCAGGGCTATTACGTCATTCTTAAGGAGTGGGATGTAGCCGCTGAAAAACTCCTAGATTTAGAGACCCTAGGGAGCGCCAAGGAGTTTTTAGAGAGTTTAGCCGGTAAGTCCTTAGTCATGCACAATGCTGTTTTCGACTGTAGCATGGTGAGATATGGCTACGGGGTGGATCTCATGCCCTCAGTTCACACCGATACCATGATACTAGCTCACCTCCTAGACGAAAACCGACGAATAGGACTAAAAGACCTAGCTACGACCGTATATGGGGAGGACTCCAAGAAAGAACAAGAGGAGATGAAAGCTAGTATAGGTAAAAATGGAGGCACTCTCAAAAAGGGCTCATATGAGCTATATAAGGGTGACTCAGACCTAATAGCCAAATATGGTGCCCAGGATGCAGTGCTTACCCTAAAGTTATTTAATCACTTTATCCCCGAGCTATTCGATAAGGGATTAGATACCTTTTTCTTTGAGGAGTCGATGCCCCTGCTCCGGGGCCCTACCTATGACTTAAATACCATAGGTCTAAAAGTTGACACCGCTCGTCTCGAAATCTTGAGACGCACCCTAGAGTCAGAATGCTTAGAATATCAATCTTTTATTCATAAAGAGATAGCTACAGACCTTCTGCCAGAGTATACGGGCACCTCCAAAGCCAAGACTTTTAACATGAATTCAGGGGCGCAGCTATCTTGGCTCCTATTCGAGAAGCTCGAGAACGAGTTTTCTTTCCTCACAGACAGCGGTAAAGACCTTTGTAAGTACCTAGGCATGAAGATACCTTATACTCCTGCCCCTAAAAGGCACCTTCTACACGAGATAAGGACGCGTAAAGGACAGGTATGGCAGCCCCCCGGCGTAGACCCTAAGACAAAAAAGAGAAAGAAACCTTCTAAGATACGTGACCCTTGGTGTTACCTCTCTACGGACGTAGAGGCCCTGTCAAAGAAACTATCTAAAAAATATAAATGGGTAGACACGCTTTTAAAATATAAAAAGAATGAAAAGATACTAACTACTTACGTTAAGGGTATTCAAACTAAGGCCCAGTACAATATCATTAGGCCGAGCTTTAAACAAGCTGGCACTACGTCGGGTCGCTACTCCTCCTCTGAGCCTAACTTTCAGAACCTACCTAGAGACGATAAACGAGTCAAGGAGTGCATCATAGCCCGCCCCGGTAAGGTTTTTGTAGGAGCCGACTACTCTCAGCTAGAGCCCAGGGTATTTGCCTCCCTCAGCGGTGACGAGAGGCTCCTTAAATGCTTTAAGGACGGGGACGACTTTTACTCTGTTATAGGAGCTGAGGTTTTCGGAAAGTATGACGCCACAATGAAAAAAGACGACTCCCCTAACTCTTTTGCAGTAAAGTATAAAGCACTTAGAAACGTCGCTAAGATTATAGCTCTAGCGGTACCTTACGGCACTGGTGCTGCCCAAATGGCAAACGAAATAGAAAAGAAAGCAGGAATTGTTAAATCAATGGACGAATGCCAGGATATCATTGATAACTATTTTTTAGCCTACCCCAGCGTAGAGCAGCTTATGCTAGACTCACACGAGAAGGTTAAAAAAGAGGGAGCAGTACATAACATCTTCGGTCGTCCAAGGAGGATACCAGAGGGGTTAAACATTGTACCTGTCTATGGAAATACTAAGCACTCAAGACTCCCAGGGGCTGCTAGGAACCTCCTAAACTTAGGTATGAATCACCCCATACAAAGTACCGGCGCTAGCATAGCTAACAGAGCCATGATTAAATTTAAGGAGCTAATAACTAAAGCGGATATATCCGATTGCCAAATAGTCCTTCAGGTGCATGACGAAATTGTAGTAGAGTGCCGGGAGGAGGACTCAGCAGATGTCGTTATTCTGTTGCAATACGCTATGGAGACAGCCGTGGTTTTACCGGGGGTAGACCTTATAGCCGAGCCTAAAATAGCTAATAATTTAGGGGACTTAAAGTAGGGCTTGACAGAGCTAAGGGCTTATCCTATCCTATTACTAGGAGATAACAATATGACTAGTAAAGAACAAGTTAAGCACATTATCGCAGCTATCAAGTCAGTTCAGATTAGGGCTAAGGAGTCCCTCCACGCCGGTAATTTTACCGATACAGCTAATCTCATGGCGGACCTACACGCCCTAGAGCTTTGTTTAGTTCTAGAGGTAGAACACCTAATTGCAAACGATAAGGCGGCCTAATGGACACACTATCAGACCATTTATACTCCTCTATGATGGAAAACGACCAAGCTTGGTTTATTACAGGATACGGGAGCGCTATTATACTAGTTGATTTGCCCATCTGGGACTCTTAAAATAATAGTGATATCGTATAGTTAAATTAGTGCCCTAAATTATCCAAATAAAGTTAACATTTTACTTGCATTGTTTGGGGCACCTATGCTATTGTTTAAGAATGAAAAAATTAATTAACACGTTGACTACTTACTTCCAAAAACTTCTAGACTTCTTTCCAACTCGAATACCTCAGGGCATGACCGACTTCGAGTCTTGGTGCAAATCTATTATTAAAACCTACAACTTCCCCGACAACGACTCAGTGCGTTTTATGTTCGCCGCTATGATCTTGCACCTAGGTCAAACCGACGCCTACAAGCCTAAACGCTTTTTTGCCCTCTCAGGACTAGCCGCCGCTAGTAAAGAGATTGCCCACGCTAAAATGGTAGAGCTAAAAGCAGCTCAGGACGCCAAAGCCTTAGCGGAGTCGAAAGCTATTGAAGTATCTAGCTCAAATGGGTAAGACAGAAAAGTACTATCAGACTAAAGATTTTAAGAAGCTTAATGATAAGTGGACTAAGGAACTTAAAAAGAGTGGCTTCGAAGATATAGAGCAGCCTACAGACTTTAAATCAGGGGCTCCCGACGGTAACCTGAAACAGTGGTCTGCTTCCTTTTTTAGTAGCCCCTCTAGATTTGACCTTACACAATACCAATCAAAAGAGGAATACTATAGACAAGCGGGTCAATTCCTCCATACGCACAAGTTTGGCTCAGAAGACGAGCAAACCCTCTGGGAAATGCACAGCGAAGGGCATACCCTAGCCACTATAGTAGGAACTTTCAAAGCTAGAAAGATAGAGTATCTCCTAGGTAGGAAAGTTAACAATAGAACCATGCACGAGAACATTAAACGTTTGTTTAAAATCATGACGGGAAAGCTCAAATGAATAAGGCCGACTTAATTACCGTGAGGGATTTCGCAGTAGGCGACGAGGCTTTTATCTTGAGCACTTGGTTAAAGGGCCTACTCTATGGCGGAGATCAGGTATATAGACGTATACCGAAAGATATTTATTTTAGTAATCAGCATAAGCTTATAGAACGAATACTCACCTCCCCTCAGGCCGAGATTAGACTAGCGGTACTGAAAGAAGACCCAGACGTTATATTAGGTTACTCGGTGTACAGGGTCCTAGAGTCGGCCTTCGTACTCGATTGGGTCTTCGTAAAAAAAGAGTGGCGAGGAGTAGGAATAGCTAAAAGCCTTATGCCTCCAATAGTTACCGCAGTTACACACCTTACCCGTATCGGAGCGGGGATTTTAGAAAAAAATCCGAAAGTTATTTTTAACCCCTATCTTTGAAAGGATATACCATGTCATTAGAAGCAGTCCCCAGCCAAAAGCCAAGAACTTCAGAAGATATCAAAAGCGAGTTTAACAACCTAGCTTTCCGAGCAGGCCATTTGCAGCATGATATCTATACGAAAGAAAAAGACCTAAAGATGTTTAACGACACTCTAGCGAGCCTTCAAGTCGAGTACAATTCGGTTAAACAACAGGAGGACCTAGTAGCTAAAGCAGTAGCTGAGGCTAAACCCCCTATCCCAGTAGAGGAAAGTAAATAATGTCTAGAAAAGTCGCTTTTGCCCAGTTACACCAACAGTTTAACCAACCCGGAGTGCCTCCTCTCAGCACTATGGGCAGGACGCTCAATAGCAAGCTCTACCCCGGTATCGAAATGTATTACACCGACTCAGACCTAGAAGTTAGCATTAGGGGCATTAAATTTGCCGTAGCTAAAGCTAACGTAGTTGGAGTGGTATTTGAGAAAGAAACGCCTCTTACTGTTACACCTATCACTAAAAAATGACACAGTATATTGCCAAAGGTCAAATTAAGACGGTCCCCGGGAGTCCTAAAGACTCGTCGGGGGCCTTTACTATTGATACCCCTACCGATGCGCAATTGTCCATAGACGGACTCCTTAGGAAAGCCCTGGTATCTATTCATAGAATGATAGGGATATTAGACCAAGAGATTAAGGACAGAAAGCACGATAGGAACACCATTCAAAACTTGAAGGACTGCGTATCTATGCTCAATGACCTTAAAGATAAAGAAAACGACATTTTAGAAAGCCTTACGAACGAAGCTTTGACTAAAATAGTTGAGGACGAAGACGCATGATTACAATAGCAGGGGCCAAGAAAACACTAGCTGCTAGGCAAAAGACCATAGTAAAGCCCATCTTTCTTGACCCTAACTTCCCTGCTCAAAATGATTTTATCTCAGACCCAAATAGATTTATAGACGCCCAGTGCTCCCGCCGAGCCGGTAAGAGTAATGGCCTAGCTATTAGGTTCTTTAAAACTATGGAAAAGTACCCTAGGAGTACCTGCCTCTACCTTTCCCTCACCTTCGACTCAGCTAAAGAGATCATGTGGCCGGTGTTACAGGAGCTTAACGCCATCCACCAATTAGGCTGCACCTTCGTCGAGTCTAAGCTCACCATGACCCACCCTAATGGAGCTAAGCTTAGGCTAATGGGGGCGGACATGAAAAACTTTATTAAACGCCTTAAGGGCAAGAAACACCCCGGTATCGGTATTGACGAGGCCCAGGACTTTGGTGCCCACTTACAATCTCTAATTGATGACGTCCTAACCCCCTGTATCTCCGACTATGCAGACGGCTGGTTAGCTATGACAGGGACCCCTGGGCCCGTACCTCAAGGTTTTTTCTTTGAGGTAACCCAGCGTAGACGCTTCGGTTTCTCCCATCATGAGTGGACCCTCCTACAAAACCCTTATATGCCGGACCCGGATACTTTCATTAAAACCCTCAAGGCTAAGAGGGAATGGGACGACAATAACCCGACCCTCCTCAGAGAGTGGCAGAACAAATGGGTACTGGACGTAGACAGCCTTTGGGTAAGATACAAGGAGGGGATTAACCACTATGACGCCCTCCCCGAACTAGCTAAGCCAAATAGCTGGAACTACATTTTAGGTATAGATATCGGGTACAATGACGCCGACGCCTTAGCGGTGTTAGCTTGGTCTGAATTGACCCCTATTACCTACTTAGTAGAGGAACAAATCACCGCTAAGCAGGGCCTAACAGAATTAGTCAATCAAATTAAGGATATGGCTAAAAAATACAATATCAGTAAAATGGTTATCGACGAAGGGGGCTTAGGAAAGAAACTAGCCGAGGAAATGAGAAGGCAACACGGTATTCCAGTCGAAGGGGCAGACAAAGCCCGTAAGCAGGAAAACGTAGGCTTTCTAAATGACGCCCTCCGTACCGGCAGGTTTAAGGCTAAGAAAACCTCTCGCTTTGCCACCGACTCCTACCTAGTACAGATTGACTGGGACAAAAGTACCCCAGACCGGATAGTAGTTAAGAAAAAGCCCCATTCCGATATTATCGACTCCGTCCTATACGCCTTTAAAGAGTCCCCAGGATTTGCTTACCAAGCTCCTCCCCCTAAGCTTATCCCCGGTACACCGGAGTGGAATAGGGCACAACAGGAGGCCATGTTCGAAGGGGCATTAGCTCAGGCTAAGGAACTTGAGGAGCTACAGCGCCGGGCTAATGGTGACTACTTCTAGCCTGGTCTATACATTGCTCCTCTAAGGCCTCTCTCACCCTCTTAGACAGACGATCGGTGACAAAGACCTCCTTACCATCAATCTTTACAGATACCGACATATCGACCTCAGGTGGCTCCTCCTCCACGGGCCCATAAGGGCTATGCCCGCCTCGTCTCCCCCCAAAAACGGAGGCCACTACCTTTACGTAGGTCTCCTCCTCGTCGCCCTCTAGCAGAACAGAAGTTGTAAACCATAGATGTTTAATCATCGGTAATCTTTCTCCCTCTGAATTCGAGCCGCTCGGGCACGCTTAGCAGAGTCGCTATTGTTCATAGCCTCTCCCGCGAGGTAACTTCCTAAAAACCCTAAAATCGCTCCTATTATTACAGTCATCATAAAAATTTTTCTCCTATAAACACTATCTCATACCCTATTTAACCTGTCAAGTACCTATTTTTTACTGATATCCTTCAATTTTTACCCCGCCGTGCATAAAAATACACTTAGTAAGGCGGTACCCACCCTTGAATTTACCCTTTCTTAAGAAAAATAGAATATCTAGCGCTATTATGACCACTAAAGTAAGGTCTCCCGACGCCCCCGAGTCGGAAGATGACCAATCAAATCAAGGACTTCTAGCTTCTGCCAGGGACCTAATCGCCGCCATCCAATCCGGGGATGAAAAAGGAGTAGCCTCTGCCCTCCAATCCGCCTTTCAAATATTAGATAGCGAGCCTCAAGACGAAGGTGAGCACTTAAACGAGTCTGAGGAGACATAAAATGAAATCAAGTTTAGCCGTATCCTATGCTGTACAGAAAAAGAACAAGAAACGCGGCAAGTTAGAAAGCGGACAGACCGAGTCTACCCATAACGCCGATAACCAGTTTGCTCAAGGCGGACCTGTTAGAGCTGCGTCCTATACCCCTACCGAGAACTCCGGGGAGGTCCATGCCTGCACCCACGACTGCCAAGACATGACGGTAAGAGACCACGAAATGATTAAAGCTGGGAGCCAAAAAGCTTCCGCTAACTCTGGTAACCAATCAAACCTAAGCCTCCCTAAGAGCGATAGCTCCTCTTTAATCAGAGGCGGCACTAAGGGCTCTTACGACGATACCGACGCCCCTAAAAGACCAAAGGACCAAGGCGAGGATAACCATATGGGTACCCTAGCCGAAGCTATTGCTAAACGCCTATCTAAGCACTTAATGGCGGGCGGCGGAGAAGTCAGAGACGACAGCCTAGACGAAGCTACCGAGGAACACGGTAATGAGGCAGACGATCTCAACTTTGAAGCATTAGGAAAAGAACACTACGACGATAGTCAACTAGATGAAAGTTATGACGATTCTGACGAAACGGGCGATAAAGACGAGAAGGGAAGCGAGAACAAAAACGACAAGTCTTTCCTATCTAAAATAAAAGCACGTAGCGGTAAGAGGGGGTAATATGGCTCAGTCTATTCCTAATTTTAACCACTCCTATTTTTTTGACTCTTTAGACACTTATAACTACACCATGAGTAATAGTGGGGCCACTACCCTTACTGTTAAGATAACGGATACCTTAGGGAATGACGGTATCAATATCACGATTAACCAAAACGGATCCCTGGTTAATTCGGTAACCGCCCCCTCAGTAATCACTAATGAATTTAACATGTTAGTACCTATTGCGGCCCTAGCGGGAGATGTGATCTCAGTAATTGTCACGTCGTCCTCTCTGCCCGACGCTACACCTAACGTTTTGAGGGGCTCCCTAGTACTAAGTCCGGTATCTTAATATGGAACTAAAACAACTTGAGGCTATCATACGTCTTTGTCGTAAGACAGGGGTCTCTACGATCTCTATTGAAGGCGTTACCTTAACTTTATCCCCAGAGGCTCCCCAGAGCCCCTATAAGAAGCGTACAGCTAAGGCACCAAGAGACCCCTTCGAACAGGCAATGGCAGAGGCTAAGGACGCAGCCACGAAAGCTAAACTAAAATACATGTCTGAGCAGCATAAGCAGCAGGAGGACCTAACCGACACCAGCGGTGCACCGGACCCTCTAGCAATGCTTATGTGGAGCGCAGGCGGCGGGGACGGGGCTAACTAATGCAAGTTACACCAAAGGGAAAAGGGGGCCTAGCCCCTACAGCCACGAAGGTATTTAATACCTCAGCCAATAAGAAAAAGATGGGCCAAAGCGCCTTCTCTTGGTGGAAAGCTAAGAGTAAAACTCAAGTCAAAGACGAACTACTCTCTACGGCCGAATACCTAAGAACAAACCAAGCATATCGGTATAAACAAGCTGCTATCTATGCAAGATTATACGGGAATATGTCTTTGTTCTCCTTTATTGGCAATAACATGTCAAAAATGGACAGCGTCAGCGGCCTCCCGACCGACCGCCCTACCTTCAATATCATTCAATCCTGCGTCGATACCCTAGTATCCAGACTATCTCAATCTCGCCCTGCTCCCGTATTCTTAACCGACAACGGCGACTATAAAGAACGTAACTTAGCGAAAAAACTAAATAATTTTATCTTAGGTGAATTCTATCAAACTAAACTCTACGACAAGGCTGCCCTTATCCTAAGGGACGCTTTCGTAGAGGGTACGGGCTGCCTTAAATTCTACAGGACAGAAGACGATAAGGTAGGAGCAGACCGCGTCCTCCTCACTGAGTTAGACATAGACCCAAATGAGGGCGTATATGGTGACGGGTCCCCCAGACAAATCTATCACCGTAAGCTAGTGGACAGGGGAGTATTAATCGAAGCCAACCCGACCTTCAAAGCTGAGATCGAAAGAGCCGAGAGAGCGACCGTCGATAACTCCTCAGAGTCCGCTAAGTCCGTCTCCGACCTCGTATTAGTCATAGAAGGATGGCGCCTCCCCTCCGGTAAAGGCGCCACCGACGGTAGACACACCCTAGCCTGTTCAGGAGGTATAATCTTCGATGAGCCTTACACCAAAGATAAGTTCCCCTTCGTGTTCTTGCATTACAGTCCTCGACTGCTCGGCTTCTGGGCACAGGGACTCGCCGAGCAGCTTATGGGCACACAACTTGAGATTAACAGCCTACTATTTACTATTTCTCGAGCAATTAAACTCGTTGGTGTCCCACGCGTCTTCGTTGAAGCGTCGAGCAAAGTTAACCCAGCCCACTTCAATTCGGACGTCGGGACGATCATACCTTACATTGGTACCAAACCCATCTTCGAAGTCGCCCCTTGTGTCCCCGAGGAGCTGTACGCTCAATTGCAGCGCCTTATCCAGTACGGCTTTCAGCAGTCAGGCGTGTCAGGAATGCAGGCTAGCGGGGAGAAACCAGCCGGTTTAAACAGCGGAGCAGCACAAAGGGTCTACGACGACATAGCTAGCGATCGGTTCGCCTCGATGTCCAGACGTTATGATAATATATTCATAGATGCCGCATACTTAGTCATAGATATTGCTACGGACATTGCCAAAGATACAGGCAAATACCAGACCGTCTACCCAGGTAAAGACGGCACCAAGACTATTGACCTCCCGCATATTAAAATGCTTAAGGACCCTTTCGTTATCCAGTGCTTTAATATGTCCTCCCTTCCTAGAGACCCTGCCGGTCGTATGGAAAAAGTCGTCGAAATGATCCAATCCGGTATGATTAGCATTAAGGAAGGCCGTCGCCTCCTTGACTACCCAGACCTAGGACAAATGGAGAAGCTCGCTAACGCCTCTGAGGAAAGAATATTTAAGTACCTAGACGAAATCATTGAGGAAGGTATCTATACCGGCCCAGATAGCTTCATGGACCTCTCCCTAGCCAACGACCTAGTCGTCCAATACTATAACCTCTACGTACCCGCTAAGCTCGAGGAGGAGCGCTGCCAAATGCTGAGAGACTTCTACTCTCAAGTTCAGGGCATGAAGGCCGCAGCCGTCCCTCCTCAAATGCCGCAGGCCGGAGCCCCGCAACCCGGTGCCCCTACGCCCCAGGCTAACCCCCAACCCCTACCGACTTCGCCTATGGTACCTAACGCCCCGGCACAAGGACAGTAAATGTTAAGATATAATCACAATTTCCAAGTTCCTGAGTATTCTATTAACCAACAGAAAAAAGCCCTCCCCTATAGCATTATCCCTATTGGAGGAAAGGCCGACCTCATCCAGTGGCGTAAGGACCAAGAGATTAAATCCCTTGCCCGTGACGCCTATATGAAGCCCATAAGAGAGGCGACAAGAGCCCGAGTAATCTCTATGGTAGCCAATCAAAACGCTTTAGAGGTTCTTAACCCAAAGCCCGAACCTACCCCGGTGACAGCTCCCCCTACCTTAAGCGAAAAGGTTAAGGGCTTCTTTCTAGATATCCTCAACTCCGCATTCGGAGAGTAAAAAGTTTATAGCTATTGCAGGGACCTTTATTAAAGTTTCATGCAAGCAAGCTATAATTGTGCAGCAATAACAATAACTTAAATCCCAGCAAGGAAAAAATCGTATGCAAATCACACCAAAGGCAGGTCCTGCCATTCCGTTCATTGACAAATCAGGCCCAGCGGGTAACGCCGCTAAGGAAAACAGAGCAAGAGCTATCGCAGCCTTTAATGGCGGCGGACAAGCTCCACAAGCCCCCCAGGGGCAAAACACCGTACAAGAGGGTACCTCGGTAAGGGACGCATCAAACGTCTCCCCAGAGGAATTTAGCAGCCTTAGGGCTCAAGTCAAACCGACTGAGGAGCCCCTAAGTGAACAAAGTTACACTAGTGACACAGAAGAAGTAACGAGTCCGACGAAAGTAGAGGAGCCCCTCTCCCCGCACTATGCTATCCTAGCCCGTAAGGAAAAAGCCTTAAGAGCTGAGACGCAGAAGCTAAACGCTGCCCGCCAAGCTTTCAAAGCTGAGCAGGAAGCCTTAAAGTTGAGTGGTACGCAGACGCCCAAAGCGTCTACTTTTGACGAGTCTAAGTACATTCCTAAGGATAGAATGACTCAAGACCCCGTCTCAGTCCTCGAAGAGTTAGGTTTTTCTAGGGAAGATATGGCTAACCGCCTTCTAAACCAAGACCAAATAAGCCCCGCGCAAGCGTCTTATATGGCTAAGTTAGAAGCTAAGATAGCCAAGCTAGAAGCCGCTCAGGATGAGTCTAAAAAGACATTTGAGACAAGTCAGACCGACTCCTATAACCAAGCCATTACTGCGATGACGTATGAGGCAGAGGAGCTAGTAGCTAGCGACCCTGAATTCGCGACTATCAAAGAAACCGGCCAGGCGGAGGAGATTGTCAACTTGATTAAAGATGTCCATGAAAAAGGGCTGCCCGGAAAGTACCGACCCGGTACACTTCTTTCGGTGGAACAGGCAGCCAGATTAGTTGAAGACGAACTGGTAAACCAGTGGATTGAGCAGCATGAGAAACTCTCGCGCTTAGAAAAAATCCAAAAGCGTTTAAAACCAGCTACACCGGTCGCTAAGCCAAGCCAAACTACACAAGGGACGCAGTCGCAGTCATCGACCGCAAATCAAAATACTACCCGTACTCTCACCAATAACATGACCTCAGGCGGGAAGCCCCTCTCCGCTCGGGAGCGTGCTATCGCGGTGTTTAACGGGAATAAAACTTAATACTGGCACCCAGAGACTGTCTTTGTGTGCCAATAGTAAGTTAACAAAACGCTTAGAGAACAGGGTGCATAAGAAACATCATTTCTCAGGTTAAATAATAGGAGGCTTCCATATGGCAGCCGTATATGCAAATAGTACTAATCAATTAGCTTCATTGAAGGAGCTATATAAAGACGACAAAGAATACATGCAAGATCTCGTTTATAAAGAGAATCCTGCTTTCGCGCTTATTCCTAAGGACGAGTCAAGTGATGGGTTCGCGGGTGAATTGCTTGCCCGAACTTTAGGGAACTAAAGTGCAGAATTGGGCAAAATCGGTGGAGGCTGAAATCGCTAATACCGAGGAAAATCAAGAGAGTAACGTCCTTGATCTCCGTAACGCATACCAGATGACCCCTGAAAAGGAATATAATTCTGGCACGAGTGTCCGACACCCAGAACGGGTGAAAATGTATGCTGAGCTTAAACAAAGATATACTCTTAGGCAACTAAAGTGTTTTAGAGAAGATTTGTGGAAGCATTACCGTATCCGAGAAGAAAGATACGCTTTAATGTTTGACGATCAAGAAGGTAATTGTGCTTGTTGTGGAGCTAATCAAGCCACCCTAACTAGACGATTGTCTGTAGATCATGACCACAAAACCTTAGAAATAAGGGCTCTTCTCTGTGACAACTGTAACCCGGCCATAGGATTCGTAAAAGAGTCCGTAGCTAGGTGCTTACAGATAATAGAGTATCTCAATAAGTTTAAGAAGTAGTGGATAAAAAGCCGCTACGATAACAAAACTGAAGTACATTCCAGTACCGATCGAATTTGGCGACCCTCAAGGTAGATCCCATATCTTCGCTAATGCACAAGCTCAACAGACTGCGGCTTCCCTAGCTTCATTCTTTGTCTATGTTATCCAAGATTATCAATTGGTAACTATCACCAACCTACTCATGGAACAAACCAAGAGTAACGCTGGCGCATTCGTAGACGCAGCTAAGCTACAAATGGACGGCGGATTTAGAAATATTACGAACAACATTGCATTCGAGCTTTTCTCGGACGGAACGTCGACTCGTGGTCTTTCTAGCTCAGCTTCGACACAAGCAGGATTGACTGTCGGTGGAACTGTTCTACCTCTAACAAATGCACAACAAATCGTGTCATTTGAAGTTGGAATGCTCTTGTCTGCTTCCTCGACAGCAGGGGGCGTACCTTCTACTGACACAGTGCTAGTCACTTCTGTAGACCGTGCAGCAGGTATCGTTAAAGGGACAGCTTCGGCTTCTTCTTTGAGCGCTAACTGGGCAATTGGAACTGGTAGCGCATACCTATCAGTAACAGGCGATATCCCATCCACCGGTGCAACCTCAACAGCTTCTTATCAAGCTTTGACTGGTTTCGCTGCTTGGATACCTTCTGTAGCTACTGGCGTAGCTACCAATGATAACTTCTGGGGAGTTAACCGAAGCCAAGACCCTACCCGTATGGCAGGTCTTCGTTACGACGCTAGCTCGTACACGATTGAAGAAGGCATGACCAATGCCCTCGCTTTCGGTAACCGAGAAGGCGCTAAGTTTGACTTAGCTATCATGGACTTCGCTTCTTATTCGGCTCTTGTTAACGCATTGGGCGCTAAGGTCCAGTACGTACAAGTTAAGCACGACGAAGTTGAAGTAGCTTTCGAAGGTATCACCTTCCAAAGCGCTTACGGACGCGTCACGGTTCTAGCAGACCGTTCATGCCCTCCTGTTACATGTTTCTTGCTTCAAATGGACACATGGAAGCTCAAGAGCCTTGGAAAAATTCCTCACATCCTTACCTATGGTATGGAAGGTCTTGAGGGTTTAAGGGTTGGCACGGCAGATGCATTAGAAATTCGTATCGGCTATTATGGAAACCTCATATGTCGAGCCCCGGGCTGGAATATGAACGTCACATTAAGTCAATAAAATAATTAAATCGCTTGTCGATTTAGGGCTAGGGAGGACTCCTCCCTAGCCTTTTTTATTTATTATATAATATCTCTTGACGCTCCCTCCCTAATCATGTAAAACCCTGATTAAGAAAAGGAGTCAAATCAATGACTACAAAAGAAGTGATATCGAAGTTAAGAGAAGACGCTAAAACCCGCCCCGCCCTAACGGACGTCCTCCATATGTTCGCACAAAGGAAAAGAGCTAGGCATATACTAACCCTAGACGCCTTAGTGCTTAAAATGACGGAGGAGAAGTTTACCTATCAAAGAGAGGACTACGCAGAGGCCCTAAACTGCCTAGCCGTAGCTGGCGTAGGGACCTTAGAGCTAGACAGACACCATAAGGTTAAAGCCCTCAAATCAATACGGTACCGTATCCCTCAACTAGGGGAGGCGTTTTTCGGAGGAGCTGCGCAAGTTAAAGAGTATAAGCGCCCAGTCCAGTATGAGACCTTAGCTCAGATAGTAAGCAACCCCGTAGCCCTACCTACCCCCCGCCCCACCCCGAAGACCCCCCTAAAAACACCGGTGCAAAACGTCATCCTTACCTTTGTCTTTAATGGTAAAGCTATGAATATCCCCCTCCCCTCTACGATGAGCCCAGACGATATCGCAGAGTTTATCTCAAGACTTCGAGAAGACAGCAACGAAGACACTCAGCGCCGAGGACACAGCGTATGAAACTGATACTAGTACTAGACAAACCCGGCCACCCCCGGTGTATAAAGATGGCAGTTACCGCGATTAGAACCTGTCCTTTCTTAGTGCCCATTCTCCTAGCCTATAAGGATGGGGACAATGAGATAGAAACCTTTAGAGAGTACGGACTAAACGGGTATATCAAATTCCCCATATATGAAAACGAATTTACTTGGCCTAAAGGAGAAGACCAATGAAGCTCACCGATGAGACGTTAGAGAAGTTAGTTATGATAGAGGCCCAGATTAAGGACTTAGAACAAAAAGCTAAGGAGATTAAGGACTTATGCAGAATGACCGGTTCTTTCTCTACAGACAGGTTTTTAGTTATGGTCACTCCCGTAGTGCAGACACGCCTAGAGAGTATTGACGCTATGACTAAGTTCTTTGGCAAGGACGCCCTGGAGGAGGCAGGGCTAATTAAACGGGTATCGTTTTCGACAGTGCGTGTACAAAAACGGACCCCTTTAGAAGCGGGCTTATAGATGCGCCCTTACACGGTATACGGTGTCTTATATGGCACCATAAGAGCCTTATACGGTGTCTTATACGACACCATAAATAATAGTTGACTCCCGCCTTCCCTAAAAGTACCATGTCTTTGAAAGGAGACACATATGCCGACTAAATGGAATGAATGGAAGCGCGGGAGAGATGAGCTAGGAGAGGAGCCCTTACAAATTGAGGTACCTCCTCCCCAGATAGTTGAGGAATGCAAGGACGTGGGGCAGCTCTTAAACTGGCACAGATATTGCGTAGGTCCTGCCACCTTAGAGGATATGATAGCGCTAGACCTCATATACAAAAAATTGTATCTTCTACAAGGAAAGCTAAAAAGAGTAAAATAGTTTTAAAAGACACATTGACGCCTATTGTTAGGGCGTGTAGTATCTTAGTTAGGAGAAAAACTTTTATGACTAAACGAGTATTTGAGTACGAAAACCCAAATAACGGTAAGACCTTTACAATCGACTTAGCCCAAATCGACGACTTAGCTTTCGAAGACGGCCTCGATATACCAGCGGAGGACATGGACGATGACACTTTTTACACCTATTGCGCACGACTATTGGGGGAATGATATGCTAAAACATCTAACAGCTTTTACTTGTAGCGACTGCGAGGAGACCCACTACCTGTCGGATACCGCTGAGAAGTGTCCGATTTGCCTCACTAAGACCTTGAGTCAAGCAGCCGAGGACCTCCCCTCAAGCCGTAACTTAGACGCCGAAATCGCAGTGCGAGTTTTTGAATGGACATCTGCCGAGGCTCGAGGGGCCCATGCAGACGAAGACTGCCTCTTACCTAGGTACTCAACTAGAATATATGACGCTTGGACAGTCGTAAACAAGCTTAACCCGTTAGGGTTTACAGTAGAGAGTAAATCCTATAACGCACCCCCACTTCAGTATATATGCAGGGTATCCGACTCAGCTACGAAGTTAGACTTCGCGTATACAGTGGGGGACTCTATCCCTCATGCCATTTGCCTAGCAGCATTAGAAGCACTCAAAAACAAAGGAAAAAAGAGATGAGTAAATTTGACGTATTCGGTTCTAAGTTTAGCCAAGACATTTATCTTCAGAAGTACTCGAAAGACGGTATCGAGACGTGGTCGGACACCGCGAGGAGGGTAGTCGAGAGTGTCTGCTCCCAGCTCCTCGACGCCAAGACGAAAGAGAAGATCTATAACTTAATCCTCTCCCGTAAGTTTATCCCAGGCGGCCGGTATCTCTATGCAGCCGGTCGTGAGTTTCATCAGGTCAATAACTGCTTTCTATTCCGAGCCGAAGACAGCCGTGAGGGCTGGGCCGACGTAATGGGTAAGGTGACCGCGTCCCTCATGACAGGCGGCGGCATCGGGGTAAGTTACTCTAAGGTACGACCAGAGGGGGCTAAAATCTCTCGCACCGGTGGGACCTCAACAGGTCCTATCGCCTTAATGAACATGGTTAACGAAGCAGGGCGCTACGTCATGCAGGGCGGACAGCGCAGAAGCGCTATATGGGCCGGTATGAATTGGTCTCATGCCGACGTTTTTAAGTTCCTAAAACTTAAAGACCACTCCGAAGCTATGAAAGCCTCTAAAGCCAATGACCTCACCTTTGTACTCCCTATGGAGCTAACTAACATAAGTGTCGAGTATGATACAGAATTTTTCATGGCTATTGAGTATGATAATCATCCAAAACATGAGTTAGCTAAGAAAGTATGGAAAGAAAACTGTAGACAAGCGTTTAGCACTGCTGAGCCGGGAATGGCTTTCAACTTTCGTAAGGATAACGAGAACTTACGAAACGCATGTACGGAGGTCACTAGTGAGGACGACAGCGATAAGTGTAACTTAGGCACCGTCTGGATTAATAGGATTAAAGACACTAAGGAGCTATCCGAAGTAGTTAAGCTCTCTACTCTATTCCTCCTCTGCGGCGGTATCTATAGCCAAATCCCTACGCCTAAAATTAAAGAGGTGGGAGACAAAAACAATCGCATCGGACTTGGCCTAGGGGGTATTCATGAATGGCTAATGATACGAGGACAACCCTACGCTGCGACAGCAGAGCTGCACCGTTGGTTATCCGTGTATGAGCAGGAGAGTGACAGCATGGCTTTCATTGGCGCTAAGCAGCTCGGGGTCTCAGTCCCCAAAGGCGTTAGAGCTGTCGCCCCCACCGGTACCATTGGTATCATAGCGGAGACCACAACAGGCCTAGAGCCCCTATTCTGTAAGGCGTATAAGAGACGCTACTTTAAAGAGGGCAAATGGTTCTATCAATATGTCGTAGACGGGAGCGTTAAGCGTCTTATGGAATTAGGGGTAAAATTGGATAGAATTACGGATAGCTATGACCTTACCTTTAAGGAAAGGGTTAAGTTCCAGGCAGACGTACAAAACTACGTGGATATGTCCATATCTAGTACTTGTAACATGCCTGCCTGGGGCTCTGAGTCGAATAGCGAAGCTACTCTCGACTCCCATTCCAATACCCTATTGAAGTATGCTAAGCGCTTACGCGGGTTTACCGTGTATCCCGACGGCTCAAGAAGTGGACAACCTTTAGAGAGAGTGTCTCTCGCTGAGGCCCTAGCCGACGAAGGTACTGTGTTCGAGGAGAAAGAACGCGAGTGCTTAAACGGGGTGTGTGGACTTTAACACCGATAGGGTACAAAATTAGCTAAAACCATGAAAAAAGTCCCGTAAGGGTATAGAAAGGCAAAAATGATTATCAAATTCAAAAAGCTCTATGAAAACGCCATAACTCCCGCTTATGCTAAGGAGGGAGACGCTGCTTTAGATTTAACTGCTAATAGTATGTCGATAAAAGATGAGTACTGGGAATATGGTACTGGCTTATCCTTTGAGATACCAGAAGGGTACGTAGGTCTTCTTTTCCCTAGGTCTAGTATTAGCGAGCGGGGCTTAATGCTTTGTAACTCAGTCGGTGTACTAGATAGCGGCTACAGAGGGGAGGTGTCCTTTCGATTTACAGGTAGCGGGAATAGAACGCCCTATAAGTTAGGGGAGAGGATTGGACAGCTTATAGTCCTCCCCTACCCTCAAATTACACTTGTAGAAGGCACACTAAACCCCAGTGCTCGAGGCACGGGCGGATATGGGAGCACAGGCAAATGAGAGAAGGCGACATTGCGGTAATGGCGGATAATGTGGCGGGTACAGTGATCTCTGTAGCTAATGGAGAAGCTTGGATACTAACAAAATCCCTCTATATTTATATCATTCCTATCGGACAGCTCTATCCTATTCAGGAGGGGCAGACCCTAAATGATGACGAGGAAGCTGTTAGGTTTAACAATAGGGAGAAAAACTCTAAATTAAAAAGAGGATGACACACTTGATTTATTATAATAATTGTATTAGGCTTTAACTTAGGAGATAAAAATGAGCAAGAAATATAATGGCACTAGCATTACTACCAGAGCCGCAAAGTCCAATAGATTCAATAAACCGCCTCGGTCTTTAACGACACAACTTGTGCGTTAAGCGTTAACGCGCAATACTGGTATCAGGAGAACACAGAGTATGAAAAACCAATTAGGACCACGACCAGCCCCAAGTCAAATCAAGTTCACGGCTGATTGTTTCGAAGTCACAGGCACCCGCAAGTATTGGACGGTGTCGAATGGTCTAGTTGGCTACCCTGTTCGATACGAAACTCTTGAGGCCGCTGAGCTTGCGAAAAAGGGCACTCAACAAATTCTTGAATGTAGCGAACAAATTCGTAACCGCATTAAGTGGTTTTAAGGAGGTGCAATCATGAAACCCAACACCGTAAACATTCTAGAAACCGGAACACTACCAACGGGCACAGTTCAACTGCCCCTCTTCCCTACTGAGATCTTAGAGCTAACCCCCGAGCAGCTTGAGTTCGCACTGGAGCGGTTTCGAGAAGCCAATGAAAGGAGCGGGTAATGAAACTCATATTAGTCAACTCCGACACTGGCCGCTTCTTAGCCCTCGGTATTCCAGACACCGACGATCTCGGACAGGCTACGACCTTCCCGAAGCACCGAGTAGACAGGGCCAGAGCGGTGCAAGCTGTCATGGCGAAGTACGCTCTCTCACTTAGCCTCCTTGAATTGAAAAAGAGTAAGTCCCTACTAAAGGCTCCGAGAGAGTCCTTGGACGAGGATTTAACATGATCATAGACGTAAGCCTCTATCGTATTAATATTCCTGCAATAGTGGCTTGGCGAGGAGGGAGGCCAGATGAGCCCCTCCTCGAGTCTATCGGTCAAATAGCCGTAGCTTATGGTATTCCTATCATAGCTGTAGCCCACTACCTAGGAGGGTTAGAGGGGTATACAGACGACCTATACGCCTTTATAGCACGCCTAGTCTATTATTATAAGGTTACCGAGGTCAAAGGCTTGTGAAAGCCCTTACACTTAGTAAGCCTAAGATATCCTTAGTCTTGCCCGTTAGGCTATTCCGCATGCCACTACGGTGATACTAGCGCGGAATACCTAAGGATATCAGTACTATGGCAAATCGTAATTGGGCCAATAAAGGCAATGTTTACTCTCCTCACGCTCGCCCTGCTTCTTTCGAGTTTTCTTTTACCGTAGCTTCGGGCAACGGCCTAGGGATTACCGGACTAAAATCGTCTGGAATGGTTAAAAACGTATTCATGCACACAACCGGTTCCCCTACCGGAGGGAGCCCTAACCCTATCGCAGGAGCTATCCAAGTACAGATCAAGGATAACTATAGACGCTTTATCGGCGCTGTCTCAACTCTTTCCTCTCCTAATGGAACTCCGACAACCTCAACGGTAGCCAATAACATTAACGTTATCACTGCTTTAGGTACTGCCACCACTGCTCAGTGGATCGCTGTCGGCCTCCCTCTCGGGGTAACTCCTGCTATCGGCGTAGCATTTATAGCTACTTCGTCCGCCCTAATCGGCGGCTCCGCCACTACAGCTATTGCCCCGGCAGCAGGGTCCTCAGGCGACCACATTGAGGTTATCGGTAATCCTAACCTCACTGTTAACCCAAATCCTCAAAATGCTAACGGCATTGGCGGATACGTGTACCTCAACTGTTACAAAGGTAACTTATTGACTGCCCCATCAGACGGTACTCTTATCACGATTTGGCTTGATTTCGACGAAAGCTCTGTACTCCCAGGCTCCGGCGGATAATCTTCTTAGTTTCTAATAGTTCCTACAGCGTTATCATGATAGGTAGGGGGGCGGGTCGAAAACAGTGGTCCCCCCTACTTAGTTTATAAAGGACATATGGCAATACCAGCTACCCCCAGTAACGTCTACTCAAGTCAAGGTAACGGTGCCATATTTTTGGCCTGGGACCTTATGCCCAGCGCCACGACCTACACTGTCCAAAGATCTTTAGACCAAATCACTTACACCACGGTGGCCTCTCCTGCTACCCCCCAGTACCTAGATACAGCAGTGGTATCTGGTACTACCTATTATTATCAAATCAGCTCCGTAAACGTCTCAGGCTCTAGCCCCTACTCGACACCGGTATCAGCAGTCCCCGCCATGTCAGGAGAGATGAGCTTAGGAGAGATAAGACTCCGAGCTAAGCAGCGGGCCGATAGAGAAGGCTCAAACTTTCTTAGTGTATCAGAGTGGAACTTTAATATTAACAATAGCTTATTTGAGCTTTACGACCTTCTCATAGACGCTTATGAGGATTACTTCCTCTCCGCCCCCTATCAGTTTACCACTAACGGCTCTACAAGCCGCTACCCCCTCCCAGACGGTAAACTCACATTTACTAATACCGCAACTAACGTAGTTGAGGCAGCTCCCGCTTTCTATAAGCTATGGGGAGTAGACCTAGCCGCTAACACGACGCCTCAAGGCTTCGTCACCATGCGTAAGTTTAACCCTATGGACAGAAACAAGTATTTCTATCCGAATAGCGCAAGTACCCTCTATGGTGTCTTTAACGCCCAGTACCGTCTATTAGACAAATACATTGAGTTTATCCCTGTACCTAGCGGTAATCAACTCATTCGCCTTAGATACTTCCCCCGACTCACCATGCTCTTAGCTGATAGCGATATCACTACATCCGGTATCTCAGGGTGGCTCGAATACGTCATCGTAGACGCAGCTATCAAAGCCCTCACCAAAGAGGAAAGCGACACGACAGCCCTTAAAATGGACAAAGCTTTATTAAAACAAAGGATTGAAGCCGGGGCTAAGAACAGAGACGCAGGGCAGCCGGACACAATCCAAGATACACGCTCAGGCGGCGGAGGCTTTAATCAAGGCGGCTTCGGCGGAAATGCAGGCTGGTAATGAGTAGGTCCTACCGCAAAACCCCCATATTATCCGACCAACAGGGTGGAGGCTTAGGCGTTAGAAAAGCTAAGAGGTTAGCTAATAAAGCTGTACGCCAGACCCCTGACGTCGCTAGTGGAAGGTCTTACCGAAAAGTATCTTGCTCTTGGTCTATCTGCGATTACAAGGTATTTGACGAAAGAGGGAGAAACAAATAATGGCCCTCCCCTCCTTCAATACCCCAGACCGGATTTTATCTATGCTCCAATCCTCCTGGGCTTCCCTCCTTAATCCTCTATTAGCCAACCCAGTAACTAAAGGAGTAACCTTAACTAAGATAAACCTTATTAATGGTTCTACAGTGGTTAATCACCTCCTCGATAGACAAATGCAGGGGTGGATTATCACCGATATCTCAGCTCCTGCCACTGTTTATAGATCTCAGCCCCTAAACAATAAGACTTTAACCCTAACCTCTAACGCCGCTACGACGGTATCACTCTGGGTATACTAATATGGCTATTAACTCTCCTAACATGAACCTACCAGTACCCCAGGCGAGTGTAGACGCAGGACCTGCCTGGGCACAGAATACTCAATCGTCTCTCACCATTATCGACTCCCATAACCATAGTCCAGGCTCAGGGGTCCCCATTAACCCAGCCGGTATCAATATTAACTCTGCCTTAACAATGGCTCAGAATGATCTAATACAGACCAGGACTGTCAGATTTTATATCCCTAGTGGACTTATTGCTTCAACTTCCCCAGACGTAGGGTGTATCTTCGCCTCTCCCTCAGGAGAGCTGATATATAATGACACTACAGGCCACCAAGTCCAAATCACTAATAACGGCTCTGTCGCAGGTGTAGCGGGCAGTATCACCAACCTGACAGCCCCCGCCTCCGTAGTATTCACATCGGGGGGTACAAGCGGTGTATACAAGTTTAACCAAGCCGTAGGCGTAGCGGGTAACCTTGACTCAGGCGCTCATATTATCCGTTATCCGGGCTCAGCCCCTACCTGGACAGGTAACGGGGTTGCCATCCAAGCTAACGCAGCTCTAGCGACCCAGTACACCTTGACACTCCCCGCCTCCCTCCCCGTAGCGACAAGCTTTCTGCAAGTGGACCCTACAGGTAACGTCATCTCTCAAGTGGCCTTAGATAATATTACCCTTAATCAGACGGCCGGTAATAAGATCCAAATAGCCCCCGGGGGAGTGAATAGTGCTCAAATCGCTACGAGTGGAGTGTCAACAGGCAATATCGCTCCTCTTGCCGTTACGACCGCTAAGATAGCAGACCAATCTATCACCCTCCCCAAAGTAATTAATCGCACTATTATCGCTAGTGTTAGCTCGGGACCTTATATCAATAGCGGGGGCGCTGGGTGGATTGTAGCATACACCGGTGCAGCTAACGTAGCCGTTAACTTTACCTCTACAGGGGGTAAAATGATCTGGGTAGGTTTAGTGCCCGACGGCGACACCACGATTAGCGGGGTAATCGGGACAACTCGAGGAGCGGCAAGCGCCTCCTCAGGTTTTAGGATAACTAGATATGACCCGACAGGTCCCTCTCTCCTCACCATAGGACAAGTAGACGTCACCACTAACCTAGTCGGTGTAACGAATAGCACACTGTTCGTCCCTTGCGGAGGCCTTTGGATGGTAGACTCCTACTCTACTGTCGCAGGTACGACCTACAACTACCAGCTATATACCAATAACTACAACGGCGGAGGGCAGAATACTTACGCCACTAACGTACGCCTCATGGTATACGAGCTACTCTAATGCCATTAAATAAAGTACCTATCGATATTAACTTCGCCAAAGGTGTAGACACCAAGACCGACCCCTATCAGGTGACGGCTGGGAGCTTCTTAAGCTTAGTTAACTCTCAATTTACTCAGGCAGGGGCCCTAACTAAACGTAACGGCTTCGGTAACTTAACTCCACTTCCCTCCGTTACTCCGGTGACGGCTACGACCTTTAACACTAACCTATGCGCTGTAGGCACTAACCTACAAATCCTCTCTAAAGATACGAACCAGTGGTATAACAAGGGAGCTATTCAGCCCCTCCAACTCTCCGTAGTGCCTCAGGTAAGGACGAATACCTCCCAACTCACTACAGACGCCATCGTAGCACCGAATGGCCTAAGCTGTATCGTCTGGTATGACGCTAACTTAAACTCCTACTATCGTCTAGTGGACTCTCAGACAGGAACTGTCGTTATAGACAACACAGCCCTTCTAGCAGCGCCTAGCGCCACCGTAGGTCCAAAAGTCTTTATCGTAGGTAGCTACTTCATTATCGTCTATTGGGCAGCGGCAGCCGCCTTAAAGTATATAGCGATACCGGTGGGGGCCCCAGACAAGCCAACCGCCCCCGTCACCATAGCGACGGGCAATAGCATTACTTCCCCTTTCGACGGCGCCACCGTCCCTAGCGGTAACCTCTATATCTCTTTCCCAGGCTCAGTCACGGTACGCACGTTTTGGATCACCCCCCAGCTCGCACTCAGCGGTATCGTTAATACTATCGCCTCCGCCGCTCCTACGTCGATCTCGATGACCATAGACACCGTCAATGCGAACGTCTGGGTCACCTGGTTTGACACTAACCTCCTCAATATACAAGCCTATGACTACAACCTAGCCAATGTCGTTACGGCTTTCGCTATCGGGGGCCCCTCAAGTGTCGTTAACATTGCCACCGTAGCTAACGCAGGCGTTTTAACAATCTTCTACGAAAAGTCTAATACTTACAGCTACACCCCTAACGCTCCCGCCACCCCTAATAACGCATCTAACTTTATCGCCACGGTATCTTATACGGTAGCAGGCGCTATCTCAGGCCCCACTACGGTATTCATGAGAGGCGTAGGGCTAGCGTCCAAGGCTTTCATACACCCCTATAATAACACGACCTACGTTATGGTGGCTTATGGCGGCCTCATGCAGCCTACCTACTTCCTAGTGGACAAGTCAGCTAATATCGTTTGTAGACTAGCGGCATCCAACGGAGGAGGCTACACTCAGGCTTCTAACCTCCCAGCGGTGAGTATTAACGGCAGCAGTGTTCAAATCTCCTATCTTTATAAAGACTTAACTACTTCAGTTAACAAAGGTACAAACGTCCCTCAAGGTTCTCAAGTAGCGGGTATCTATAGTCAGTTAGGGATTAACCTAGCGACTTTTAATTTCCTCCCCTCGGGCATGGTGACGGCAGAGCTAGGGGGCTCCCTCCACTTAGCCGGAGGCCAACTCTATCAATTCGACGGCACTAAGCCCGTAGAGCACGGCTTCCATGTATTCCCTGAGGATATTGGCACTACTACCTCCGTTAATGGTGGGAGTATGACCTCAGACACCTACTACTATGTCGCTACCTATGAATGGACAGACGGGCAGGGCATTCTGCATAGATCAGCGCCGAGTGTCCCGGTTAAGATGGCCGTACCCGCCGGTAGCTCTACTAACTCAGTTACAATAAACGTGCCAATGCTAAGGCTTACAGCTAAGACTGCCAATAACCCCCCTAGAATTGTAGTGTATAGGTGGAGCGCCACCAATCCGGTGTACTATCAAATCAATAGCCCTATCACTACCTACCCAAATAACCCAGCAGTAGACTCTGTCCAGATAGTAGACACTCTAGCTCAGACAGGGAACGTCTCCATTATCGGTAACGCCATCCTCTATACGACAGGCGGAGTAATAGAACACACGGCAGCCCCCGCCGTCACTTCGATGTGTGCCTACGGTACGCGCCTATTCGCTATTGACGCAGAAGACCAAAACCTCCTCTGGTACTCTAAGCAAGTGATCTCAAACGTACCCGTGGAGATGTCAGACCTCCTCACGCTCTACGTGCCCCCTACGATCTCAGCTACAGGCAGTACAGGACCTATGAGATGTCTCTCAGCCCTAGACGATAAACTAATTATATTTAAGTCAGGCGCTATTTATTATATCACCGGTGTGGGCCCAGACAATACGGGCGCTAATAATGACTTTTCTAACCCTCAGTTTGTCACCTCAACAGTCGGGTGTGCCAATCAGAATAGTATTGTCTTTACTCCCGAAGGTCTTATGTTTCAGTCAGATAAGGGCATATGGCTCCTAGGCAGAGACCTGAACACGAGCTATGTAGGAGCCCCTGTCGAAGCCTATAACTCAATCCCTGTTGTATCGGCAAATGCAATACCTGGTACAAACCAAGTCAGGTTTAGGTTATCCAACGGTGTTACCCTCATGTACGACTACTACTTTAAGCAGTGGGGTACCTTCGTAGGCATTAGCGGTGTGTCAAGTACTATATACCAAGGCTTAGAGACTGTCATCACTGCCCCACGTATCGTATCTCCTCCTTCTCAGACGCCCTATACGCTCCCCTCTCAAGTCTACCAAGAGACCCCCGGTAAGTACCAAGACGGCAGTAGTCCAGTCCTTATGAGCTTTCAGACCGGGTGGATGTCTATGGCAGGTATCCAGGGCTACGAGCGTTTCTATCAGCTTTTAGTCTTAGGTAATTACTTAAGTCCTTTTAAACTCAATGTGCAATTTGCTTACGATTATATCTCTGCAATAAACCAAAGCACTTTAGTAAGTCCTCTCTCCCCAGGCTCAATCTTTGGATTAGCTCCCGGCCCTATGGGAAGTGAAAGCCCCTTCGGCGGTAACCCCTCTCCCTTTAAGGCTAGGATATTTCCTAAAATCCAGAAGTGTGAGACGTTTCAAATCACAGTTAACGAGCTATTTGACTCCTCCCTAGGCAATGTCCCCGGTGCAGGTCTTACCCTCTCCGGCCTCCAAATGCTAGCGGGGGTGAAAAAAGGCAGTCGAACTACCTCCGCCTCGAGGTCCTTCGGCTAATGCGAGCCGAACTCTATACAAGACAATACAGCGGTGTCCTCTGCTCTTGGCTAGAGGTGAGGGGGTTAGATACCGGCCTCATCCAAGACCTCCCTAAGCTAGGCTATGTTATCATAAATGATAAGAACCTAGTGGCGGCAGGGTTTCTACGCCAGTGCGAGGGCGGACACGGTATTTTAGATAGCTTTATCACAGACCCCACGGCTCCTGCTGAGGAAAGAGATAACGCCATGAATTTACTATTTAAAAGCTTAATAGAGCAGGGAAAAAAGCTAGGTCTCAGGCAGCTAATGGGCTTTACCGTGGACGCTTTTACACTTAGTAGGGCCAAGCGATTTGGAATGACAGCGACTTCCTTTACTACCCTAGTACTCCCTTTGAAAGGTTTAAAATGAGTTTCATTGGCAATATGTTAGGTATTAACAAGGGTGGCGCTTTCGCTCCCTCTGCCCCCTCTAACCTAGTGACGCCTGTAAACCAACAGCAGTTAGATGCCGCTCACCAACAGAATCAAGGGGCATTAGCCCAGCAGCAGGCTTTCCTAGCCTCATTACAAGGCCAAGGCGGTATCGCCAATCAATCAGCCGTGTTTAATCAGATGCAAGGGGTCGCCAACGGCACAGGGCCTAACCCAGCGCAAGCTATGCTCAATCAGTCGACAGGGCAAAACGTCGCTAACCAAGCTGCTCTTATGGCCTCTCAAAGGGGCTCAGGCGCTAACACGGGCCTCCTCGCTCGCCAAGCCGCTATGCAAGGCGCTAACACTCAGCAGCAGGCCGTGGGACAGGGAGCCACCCTACAAGCTCAGCAGTCGTTAGGTGCCCTAAATCAAATGGGCGGTATCGCAGGACAACAGGTCGGACAACAGCAGCAGGCATTACAGCACATAAATCAAAATAGTTTAGCTAATCAGGGTCAGATGTACGGAGCCGCACAAGGTCAAAATCAGGTTAACGCAGGCGTACAAACTAATATCAATGATATCAACTCCAAAGCAGCCGGTACAAATGCAGCAGGCGTGGGCGGACTTCTTAACGGCGTATCAGGATTTATGGGCTCTATAGGCTCTATGGGCGGAAAAGCTGCCGGTATCCCAGACCCAAAAGAAATATTTAACGGTATGGCGCCCGAAGGCTCGAGTAACGCTGTAGCAGGCGGAGAACTAGGTACTACCGCAAGTACCGTGGGAGCGACAGACCTAGGCTCTATAGGCGCTATGGCCGCTATGGCCGCTACGGGCGGCATTATCCAAAACGGAGGCGTAACGCCCCCTGCCCCGGGCGGATACCAAGGGAAGTCCTCAGCAGGGCGCTATCTCCATGGCGGCGCTCATATGGCTCAGAATAAAAGCTTTGGACTTATGGCCGAAGGCGGACCCGTCCAAGCGCTCGTCTCCCCAGGAGAAAAGTATCTCCCACCCCAGGCTGTTAACGAAGTGGCACAAGGTAAGAAGTCCCCTATCTCAGCCGGTGAGACTATCCCAGGAAAGCCTAAAGTATCAGGAGCTAAAAACTCCTACGCTAATGACACCGTCCCTAAGACCCTTCAACAGGGCGGTATTGTCCTCCCCCGCAGTGTCACTCAATCTAAGGACCCAGCTAAAGCAGCCCACGCTTTTGTATCGGCCATCCTTGCTCGTAAGGGTATGAAGTAATGTCTAAACTATTCCTCTCCCTTCATAAAATGACCCCGATTAAATCGGATAAGAACACTTCGACCTTCGAACACTCCGACGGCCATCAAGTAATAGTAAAGCACAATAGTTTATCTCCTAAGATGCGTAGTGAACTGCAAGACTTGGTGAAAACTAAAATGGCTAAGGGCGGAGAAGTTAATCACCGAATGAAAGAGACCCCGACCGCTCCCCCAAAGCTTTACGCTTATGGGACAGACGACGTCTCTCAATCGGACCCTACCTTAGATCAAACTAATCCTAACCTCCCTCCTGAGGGCGGCGCGTCTCATGTCCCCTCTCAAGACCCTACACAAGACCCCACTGCCGGTATCCCACAAGCTAATGACGAAGCTATGGCGAAAGACCAATACTCTAAGCAAATCGCTAGCGCCACCGACATTAACGGTAAGCCATTTACCCCCGAACAAGTTGCTAAACAGACAGACGAGCAAATGGCGAGCGACAAGAATGCTCAAGAGCGAGCAGCGAAGCATGAAGCCGCCACCAAAGCCAATAAAGCCGCTCAAGACGCTATGATACCCACGCTAGCGGCTCGAGAAGGCGCCCCAATGCCCCCAGCCGCTACACCAGCTCCCGAGGCCGCTCGTACCCCAGCCCAGGACCAAGTGCCTGCCTACACCAATCCCTACGCAGCCCAGCCTTCTGCCTCCCCTACCGGTGCAGACGACTACCTCGGCATGGCTAAAGGCATTAAAGATGAGATCTCAGGTATCAGGGGAGCCGCTAACGCCCAGCAGAAGACCGCCGAGGCTGCTAACGGTGCCCTACTCGCCAATGAAGCCGCTCGAAATGAAGCCACTGCCCACGACCAAGATAACATGAACAAGCTCGAAGCTGAGCGCCAAGGCATCATGCACGACATCCAAGAGGGGCATATTGACCCTAATCAATACCTAAACGATATGGGTACAGGCGGCAAGATCGCAACCGGCATTGGCCTCATCCTAGGCGGTATCGGCGGAGGTCTTACGGGCCAAGAAAACCCCGCCATGAAGTTTTTAAACTCTCAGATAGATCGAAATATCCACGCACAACAGTCCGAACTAGGTAAGAAAGAAAACCTCTTATCTGCTAACTTTAAACAATTCGGTAACTTACAAGCGGCCAAAGAGTTTACCCGCATTAACATGAACGACATGCTCAAGTCTAAGATCGAACAGGCAGCAGCGTCAAACGGCGGAGCCCTCGCCCAGTCTATGGCTTTACAGCACATAGGTGAGATCGAAAAGACTAACGGTATGCTTATGGCTAAAGTGGGCGCTATGACCACTATGAACAGCCCTCAATCGAAAGAGGGGGATGTACAAGCAGCCCTCCAACGCGCCCGCATGGTGGCCCCTGACTTAGCGAAAGAGTACGAAGCAAGATACGTACCAAGCGTAGGGGTAGGACAAGTCCCAATCCCCAGTGACATACGCGGTAAAATCACTGCCCAAAACCAATTAGACGAGCGAGCGAAAGACCTTTTAAACTTTGTTAAGTCTAACACAGGGTCTTTTAACCCGAAAGTCGTAGGCCCAGGGCAAGAAAAAGTTCTAGCAATACAAGCCCTCTACCGAGAGGGAATGCTGGGTACGGTGTACAAAGCAGGGGAGCAGCCCCTTTTAGATCGTATCGTTAAAGACCCTACATCATTTTTTAATGACTATACTAACGTCCCTAAGCTCGAGGAGCTAGTTAATAGTAACAAAGCTACCTTAGGTACCCTTAAGTCCAACTACGGTATCCGCCCTTTCGCCGGCAGTGCCCCAGAACAAACCCAGCGCCCTAAAGTTTCTTTTAAACCAAGGTAGGCCCCATGATTGACAATAAGAACGACAAAAAGGTACCTCTCACCGGGGGGACACCTGCTCCCGCCGCCTACGCAGAGGGCGGAGACGTCGCAGCTCCCGTAGCCGCTGCGCCTGTAGACCCTACGCCTGTAGCGTCTCCTGAGGCCCCTGCCCCCTCGACAGTGCCTGTATATGACATATCAGGCGAACACCCGGTATTAGGGACCGTCCCTCATTCGGATGTACATGAGGCTATCTCGAGCGGGCAATACGCTTTCCCTAAGGGTACAACAGTCCCCGCCTTTAATCCAGAAGGTAAGCTAGGGGATATCCCGGCGGAGGAAGCACACACTGCTTTTAATAACGGCTATAAGTATGCGACCCCAGACGATATAGACGTACATACCCACTCGGGTGCAGGGCAGCAGCTCCTCACCGGTATAGAGGGCGGAGTATCTGGCCTGATCAGTAGGCCCCTCACCTCAGCTTTAGAGATTGGCAGCGGTCTTACGACTGGGCATGATATTGAAGCAAGACAGAAGGCTAACCCTTGGACAGCAGGATTGTCCGAGGCGGGAGGCTTGGCGGTGGGTATGTTTACCGGTACCGGTGAGGCTGCTCTATTGGCTAAAGCGGGTAGCCTTGTTCCTGAGGCTGCGGAAGCCGCTAGCCTCGTTTCTAAGATTGGCTCCGCCACCGTAAGGGGCGCTATCGAAAACATGGTGTTCCAAGGCGGAGAGGAACTAGCGAAGGTGATACAAGACCCGAGCGCCTCTACGGCTAACGTAGCGACCCATATCGGTCTTGCAGGCCTCATAGGCGGAGGCGTAGGAGGTACCCTCACCGGTGTAGGCGTAGGAGTCGTAAGCCCCCTCTGGGAGGCGGTATCAGGCTCTAAGACAGGTCAATTCCTAAGAGCTTTAGCCGATAAGGCGGGCGGTATTGAAGGCGAGCCTGTCAGAGATGCAGTCGACGAGCTACTAGACAAAGCAGGCATTACGATGTCGCCCGAAATTAGGGCAGGTTTATCTAAAGACCCTCAAGTCGTACAAGCCTTTAGGACCTTATCGCAGTCAGACACCACACGTGCAGGCCTTAAGTTTCAGACCGCGCTCTCCGACTTCCACCAAACGGTGGGAGACGTCATGGTGTCCACCTTAGGGCGGTCTGCTGACGAAGTGGCAGGACTCGCTAACGGTATCGCTAAGTCAGAGTATGGTAAAAAGATCGGTAATCAATTAGCCGACGAATTCGGAGAACAAACTACGCCCCTCTCAGAAGCGTATGAAGGCTTTAAAAGTAAGTATAGAGGAGCAGACCTAGCCCCTAGTATCTCATCTAAGCTCGAGCCTATGAACGCTGAGCTAGAGAAAGCTACCCAGAACCTCAATAAACTCTCGAAAGCTGCCGCTAAGGCTCAGTCCCAGGGAGACGTAGAAGGCGCTATCGAAGCCGCCGCTAAGGTACAAGACGCCCAAACCGCACTAAAAGCTATTCAAATGAAGGGGAAAGCTCCAGGCACCTCAGATATCCTCAATCAAAGACTTGCTAAACTCGCTGAGGACCAAGGGTGGACGGTATCGCCTTCCTCCGATATCATGAAAGCTGTCACCAAGGCGCAGAAAGAACTCCCTAACCTCAGGACTTTAAATCAGTTAAGTGATTATATTAAGAGTGTCGGCGATAATATGCAAAGCGACCCCCTTAATAAGTCCCTAATGAGGGCCGGGAGCTTAGTGAAACAAGAACTAAGGAACGAGGAGGCCCGCATTATCGGTAACCACATCGGCTCTAACGAGGGGGCCGAGGTATTAAGTAAGTACGGAGAAGTACGCCAAGCTTACGCTAAACAATCTGAGTTAAGAGAGTCTTTAGACTCACGCCTAAGAACTAAAGGCAGTACCGCAGGGTATGCCAAGAGTTTAAGAGAAATGGCCGGTACCGACGGCGAGCGCATTGTTAATAACTTAAATGGCAAGGGAGACGCTAACATATTGGAAGTATTGCAAAAGAGCTTTCCTAAAACCGCTGAGCTAGTAAAGCAATATCATTTAGACACCGTCTTGAGCGGTGCCGCTAAACAAGCGAAGGAGGGGCAGCTAATTAATCCCGGTAAACTCCTATCCGGTGTACAGGGCCTTAGTCCCGAAATCAGAAGCTTTGCAATGACTCCCGAGTCTACCACTAAGCTAGGGGCTTTAAGCGAAGTCCTAAACAAACTTAAAGACCCTAACCATAACTTTTCTAATAGCGCTCGAGTGATAGACTCCCTCCTCCAAGATCTCCCAGGGTCAGTTTTAGGTATTGCCTCGTCTCTTTCTGGACATGACCCCCTCACCTCGGCGTTAGTGGCCGGAGGCGTTAAGGTACTCGGTAAAGAGGCCCCAGACGCGGTCCGTTTAGGGCTCCTTAAGTTTATGGGCTCTAATAAGCCTATCAATTCAGCAGCCTTTAAAGCGACCGTAGACTATATAAACCATGCCGCTCAAGGCGCTGCTTTGACTAAAAAAGTCGTAGGCGCAGTGTTTAGCGCCGGGGATAAAGTACTACCCGCAAAACTCATGCCAGACCCCGCGAAACGAAGCAAGCTAGACGCCCAGCTAAAAGCTATTCAATCCGACCCCTCGAAGATCGCCGGCATTGGCGGCAACATAGGTCATTACCTCCCCGATCACGCCACCGCCCTAGGGACTGCGGCAGGGAGCGCAGCGACCTATTTAAACAACCTACGCCCAAAACCAGCAGGAGGCTTAGCCTTTGACTCTAAGCTCCCTCCCGAACCCGGTGCACAAGCCCAGTTTAATAGGGCGTTAGACATAGCTAATCAGCCCCTCACCGTACTACATAGTATTACGAAGGGCACTCTTACTCCTGAGGACGTTAAGCACTTAAACGCCACTAATCCAGACGCTTATCAACACCTTTGTAAGCAGCTCACCTCTGAGATGACAGAACACGTCAATAAGGGTCGACCATTGCCTTACACCACAAGATTACAGCTATCTATGTTCTTAGGACAGCCTTTAGACAGCACTATGACCCCCTCCGGTATCATGGGAGCCCAGCCTCAGGCTCCTCAAGGACAGCCTCAGACGCCTCAAATGCCTGCTAGCGGCAATAAGTCTAGCACTAAGAGTTTAGGGGGTTTAGCTAAACAATCCCGTACCTTAGGTCAATCTCGAGAGGAGAGGACCGATAAGGTCTAAAGCTATCGTGGATAGTTTTACACTTAGTAAGGTTCAGGGCCAAAAGCTCATAGTCCTAACAGGAGATACCCGATGTCAGACCGTAAAAATAATATCTTAAGCTTCCCCAGCATTGTTAACGGTGACATGAGTTTAGCCTCCCTTACCTCAAAAGTTTCTTGTATCCAGTACTTAGACGACGTAGGCATTCAATTTACTTGGACAGGGGTACCCGTCGGTAACTTCCAAATCCAGGTCTCTGCCGACTTCGCTAGAGACAATACCACTAACACCGTCTCTAACCCCGGTAACTGGGTACCTCTCCTCCTGAGCTATTGGAACGGTACTGCCTTCGTTACCTCGACGACTGTCCCGACCTCAGTCGGTAGCCCTATCTATCTAGACCTAGCGCTCCTCTCCGCTCCTTGGATTAGGGCCGTCTATACGAAAACAAGCGGTACAGGGTCTCTCAACGCTGTTCTAACAGCTAAGGGGCTCTAACCATGAGTCTTTACATAAGATACGCACCCTCGGCAATAAGCAGCGGCGGCACAGGCACAGGCGGAGGAACTGGTACGGTTACCTCCGTAGGGCTTTCAGCTCCTGCCTTCCTCACCGTGTCGGGCAGCCCTGTCACGACTTCAGGGACCCTAACCTTGTCCTATTCAGGCTTAGCGTTACCCGTAGTGAATGGCGGGACAGGTACGACGACTTCTACCGGGACTACCAACCTAGTCCTCTCAAATGGTCCTACACTCCTTAACGCCAACATGACAGGGGCGACGTCTTTCCCAGGTAGCTCAGCTATAGACACTTTCGGTAACCTCACCCTGGGCGGTACGGCGACCGCTACAAGGTTTATCTCTACGATAGCGACCGGCACCGCCCCCTTTACGGTGACCTCTACCACTCAAGTAGCCAACCTAAACGCCGCCACTGCCGGAAACGCTTCTACTGTTACGACTAACGCTAATCTTACAGGGCCTATCACCTCTGTAGGTAACGCTACTGCTATCGCCTCACAGACGGGTACAGGTTCTACGTTCGTTATGAACACGGCTCCCACCATAGCTACCCTCACCTTGACGGGAGTGACAAGTTTTCCAGGTAGCTCGTCGATTGATGGAAGCGGTAATGCTCTTTTTGGCGGAACTCTTGGAGTAACAGGCACTTCGACACTCACTGGAAACGTCGGGATCGGCATGACTGCCGTTCGTAAGCTTGACATTACAGGAACATTTGGAGCAACAGGTGCTGCTGTATTTGGTTCAACTCTTAATGTCGCAGGTTTGACCTCTCTTGCTGCAACCAACTTTCCAAATTCCAGTTCTATAGATGGAAGCGGTAATGCGGCTTTCGGTGGGGCACTTGCCACAGGTAGTTCATCAGTTCCTTCTAATTGGGGTATTCAGAACAATGTTGCAACGAGTGGTTCTTCTACCCAAATTGGTATCGGCAACGCTGGAACCGCAGCTTCTTCAGCCACCGATTATGAAAGTTTCAGGTCTTCACCAAGCACTGTAGCAGCTCTTGCTCTTTCTACACTCGAACATTTCCAAATAAACGACGCATTTAAGAATACTGGTTCAAGTATTGGCTCTCAGTATGGTGTATATGTTAGTCAGCTCACAGCGGCTACTACCAACTATGCTATTTATACAAGCGGCAGTACCCAGTCTTACTTCGGCGGTAGTGTGGGTATCGGTGGCACACTTGCTGTAACAGGCGTTGCTACTTTAGGTAGCACTTCGGGAGTTACAGGCTCTTCTGCCGGTGGCTATGTCGAGTACCACGTCAATAATACGAGTGCGACGGGTTTCGCAGATATTCAGCTCAACGTAGGCCCTGCTGCTGCAAATGGTACTGCTGGGATTTACTATCGACCTGGCACAGCCTTTTCATTTGGTATCGCTGGAAACGACACCACGACGCCTCTCACATTTGTAAATAACAATGGTCAAGCCAGGATGACGATCGATAGTTCTGGAAACGTCGGGATTGGGCGCGCACCAACAGCGCCGTTTGATGTGTACAATTCTACTCTTGCTGGCACAACGGTAGGAAGCAACACGTTAGCTATATTCGCATCAAATGGAAATGGGAAAGATGCTTCTATAAAGCTGGGTGATAACTTTAACTCTTCTGCTCAAATCAGCTACCTATCTGGCGCACTTAATTTCAGAACTAATGCTGCTACTGCAATGACGATTGATACTGCTCAGAACTCTACCTTTACGGGAAAAGTAACTACTGGAAGCGACATTTTAATTTCTGGTGGCTCAGTAGTATCAGCCGGGGCGGGAACAAATAACCCTGCTGTTATGATTAGAAACACAGCAACTTCTACTATTATTGCTACAAACGTAACCGCAACGTGGACCTTTCCTACTTTCATTGGGGGGATAATTATGGTTACCGACACCACTGATGCTTTTGCTGGGTTATTTTTCATTTCCGGCAATGGCGGTATTGTCAAAGTAAGCGATCCCTCTGGAGGATTCACAACCACGATAAACAACGCGGCAACTGTCAACGTAACTTATGTTGGTTCGACAGGTGTCTTATCTGTTCAAAACAAATTGGCAGCCACAAAAGGCTTTCTTGTGACTTTATTAGCGTCATCTTAATCTGGATTGGGCAACGTTTGGATGGTAATAGGAGTTTAATTTATGGCATATAATATTGATTTTTTTCAGCTTATTAAAAACGCGAGCATGACGGGAGCTATCACTAGCGCCGCCGTCGAGACCAAGCAGCAGGATAATATTGGTATCCAATTCAATTGGACCGGTACCCCTACGGGCACCTTTAGCGTCATGGTGTCCTTAGACCATAAGCAAGACGCTCAAGGGAATGTCACGGTACCCGGTAACTGGATACCCCTCACCCTCAGCCCTGCTATTACTGCGACGGGGTCCGCTAACACAGCGTATGTCGACCTCAATCAACTTTCCGCTGCCTATATCCAAGTGGTTTACACTCCCACTAGCGGTACAGGTACTTTAAACGTGTTCATTGGCGGCAAGGGAGTCTAAATGAGTATTTATTCCAGATGGCCAGTAGTTAGCGGAGGCGGCGGGGGAGGGGTGACAAGCCTCAATACCTTGGTGGGCGCAGTTAGCTTAGTGGCTGGCACTAATATAACGATTACCCCCTCAGGCAATAACCTCACGATCGCCTCATTATCCGGGGGCGGCTCGGTGACGTCTGTAGGCGCTACAGTGCCTTCGTTTCTATCTATTACGGGCTCCCCTATTACTTCTAGCGGTACGCTCGCTATAGGCTATTCTGGAACCGCTCTGCCTGTTTTAAACGGGGGTACTGGCACCACAACCTCTACCGGTACGGGAAGTCTTGTCCTTTCTACCTCTCCCACCTTGGTGACCCCTATTTTAGGTGCAGCCTCAGGTACTAGCTTATCTCTTAGCGGTCAACTCACGTCCACTATAGCAACAGGTACAGCGCCTTTCGTAGTGACCTCTACCACTCAAGTAGCTAATCTTAATGCCGCAACTGCCGGAAATGCTTCGACTGTTACGACCAATGCGAACTTAACGGGTCCGATTACTTCAGTCGGTAACGCTACCTCGGTAGCTTCTCAAACCGGCACAGGATCCACGTTCGTTATGAACACCTCCCCGACCCTGATTACTCCAGTAATCGGTGCCGCTACCGGGACTAGCTTAAGTGTTTCAGGACAACTTACCTCTACCGTGGTAACTGGGACCCCTCCGCTCGTCGTGTCCTCAACTACCCAGGTCGCCAACCTTAACGCAGCTACTGCGGGCAATGCCTCAACAGTTACGACCAATGCTAATCTAACAGGGCCTATCACTAGCGTCGGTAATGCCACGTCTGTAGCCTCTCAGACAGGGACAGGGTCGACATTTGTAATGAATACAAGCCCTACCTTAGTAACACCGGTACTCGGTGTAGCTACGGGCACTAGCTTAAACCTATCGGGGCTCACTGCTTCCCAGGCTGTAGTGACGGACGGCTCTAAGAACCTAGCCTCTCTCGCCTATGCTAGTGCTGCGACTCCAAGTACCTTGGTGTCTCGAGACGTTAACGCTAACTCTACTTTTAATAACTTGGTCGTAGGTTTTGCCACAACAGCCACGGCAGCCGCTACGACCACGCTAACGGTGGCAAGTGCCGAGCAGCAGTTCTTTACCGGTACTACAACTCAAACCGTTGTTTTCCCTGTCACTAGTACCCTAGTACTAGGACAATCGTTTACTATAGTAAACAATAGCACAGGAGCCGTAACAGTCCAATCCTCCGGCTTAAATACAATAGTCACCCTCCCTGCTAGCTCAGTCTCGACGGTGACTTGTATCCTCACTTCAGGAACAACCGCAGCCTCCTGGAGCTATACCTACTCATTACAATCCTACTCAGGAGCAGGTACCGTTACCTCAGTGGCTATGAGTGTCCCTGCCTTCCTAACGGTGACAGGCTCACCTATAACGACAGCGGGTACATTAGCCGTCACTCTATCGGGCACGGCCCTACCGGTACTAAACGGGGGAACAGGCGTAACGACTTCGACCGGGACGGGGAGTGTAGTACTCAGCACATCTCCGACCCTCACTACTCCGGTAATAGCCACTATCGTTAACACCGGTACTATCACGCTACCTACAGCCACGGATACTTTAGTGGCTCGAGGAACAACGGACACCCTAACTAATAAAAGGATTACAAAACGCGTAGTTACCTTGGTGGATGGCGCTACAATCCCCGTTAACTCAGATACGACAGACGTGGGAGCAGTGACCCTAGCCGGTAATAGAACACTCTTAGCTCCTACCGGTACCCCTACCGACGGTCAACTATTAGAGTTTAGATTTAGACAAGACGCTACAGGCACTCGCACTATCACCCTAACCGGCGGTGCAGGTGGATTTAGACTTGGTACTGATTTACCGACTGTAACATTAACAACAACTGCTGGAAAAACTGACTACGTGGGGTGTCAGTATTCTTCAACAGATAACACATGGGATGTCATCTCCCTAATTAAAGGATACTAATTTATGTCTGCAAGCTTATACATGACAGCCGCCAACAACAACGATATTCAGGATCGGGTTAACTACTATATGATCAAAGCTGCAATTGCGGTTATGGGTGAAGTGAATACAACCATTGGACACGCTTTAAGGGTTTCGTACGCAAACAAGGTTTTAGCTGGAACAGCTAACGTTCAGGAATACACTGTTGCCGTCTACACAAACGTAACCGTGGCCAATCAGGGGATGAGCCCGGTTGATAATGATTTGGATACAACTGTAAGCTCCATGTTTAATGCATTCGCAGGAGTGAGCACCTAATGGCATCTACAAAAGTCAGAACAAATATAGCCTCTGGGGTCGTTATGACCGCTTCTGCTGGAAACGTCAACAGCACAGCGATTGACTTAAGTGCTGGATACGGAGCGCAGCTCGATATACAAATCACGAACGGTGGCACAGGACCCACAATCGCAGGACAGGCTCAGATCCAAGTAGCCAATGATGTGGCAGGAACTCTGTTTACTAATTTTGGTGGGCCACTGACGGGAGGCGTTTCAAACAATGGTGTCTCTAGCTGGTCAATCGACATCCCAATCGGTGTGGCTCGATTAAGAATCGTGAGCGGTTCAAACACAGGGCAAGCAACCACTCTAGATGCTGATATTTCTCAGGTGACTGGAATTTAGGGTGAATTAATATGGCGTATTCAAAACCTTCATTTTGCCGATTAAATCAAAGCAGTATCTATTCACAAGATATTATTGATTTTGTCCCTCTACATGAAGGCTCTGGTAAGCCAACAGAAGTATCAAATCAAAGCACAGTTCAAGGCACGTTTACTGGTTCTCCCGTGTGGTCAAATAGTGTCTTTGGTTATGGACTATCAGGTAGTACACCAAGCGTACTTACTAATTTTGCTGATACCGTTGCCTATGGTGGAAGTAGTTGGTCAATACAAATTGTTTTTAATGTAGTATCTCTAGGTGCTAATTACAATTGTCTTTTTGACCGTTCAACTGGGCCAAGCGGAAAAGACATAACTTGTTTTATGGATGCATCCGGAAACATAAGTTACATGGACATCGGAGGTGGCGCGGCTGTGGCTGGCATGGGAGCCAATAATGGATTTGTACCTACTGGCTTTGTAGTCGGTGGAACTTATATTTTCACGATAACTTATGATTTACCCAGTAATTCAATAAAGTTTTATGTAAATGGTGTCTTTATAAAATCATCAACTATTTCCGGTTCTAATACAGCAGTATCCGGTGCTGTCCTTCATCTAGGAGGTAACAATACAGGGGGGGGGTCAGCTTCGAGTTTTATTTATTACCAGTTTGCTGGCTGGAAAAAAGCACTTTCTGCATCAATGGTATCAAAGCTAGCTGAAGACCCATTTGTAATGTGTAGGCCCAGACCGTTGATTTTAAAATCAAGCGGTGTTGCTCCTCCAGCTTTTAACCCAGCCATTTCGAGTTTTTTCCCATTCTTTTAACTATATGCATAACTTAATTAAACTAGAGGAACTCACTAAGAAACTAGCCGATGCAGAAACACTGCTTTCTTTGTTCTTCAATTCTTCCACCGCTCTGTTTTGTATCGCTCAGATCGATGGTCGTTTCATTAAAGTGAATCCTTGCTGGACTAATACTCTAGGTTGGTCCTTTGAAGAGCTGACTAACAAGGCATGGATTGACTTCGTTCACCCGGACGATTTAGCAGACACTATCGCCACCGCCGCAAAAATGGTATTGGGAGAGAAGATCTCAGGGTTTATGAATAGATACCGGTGTAAGGACGGGAGCTATAAGGTTTTGCTTTGGTCCTCTCCTCAGTTTGATAAGGGACTAAGTTACGCCACCGCTATGGACGTAACCGATTTGGAGATACGTCATGGAAAGCGATAGAGACTCCTGGGTAGTGTGGTCTAACCACGTTTTAAACGAGCTTAAGCGCCTAAACGAAGCGCAGGAGTCCTTAAACAAGGACGTTAAGAATATCTCTATAGATATCGCGACATTAAAGGTTAAAGCGGGGGTGTGGGGAGTTTTAGGGGGCTTGGTGCCCGCCGCCATAGTGATTATCATGAACTACGCTAAAAAATAAGGAACTATATGTCATTTACTAAAGCAGTATCCCTTTTACTCGTACTCCTCGCTATCGCCTCCTGCGGAAAGTCAGACCGCTATATTAGAAACAATGTCGTTATGCTCAAGTCTGAGAAAGGGCAGTGTAGCGGCATTCAAGTTAAGGGGCCCTCCGGTACTCCCTATATCTTAACGGCTGGGCATTGTAGTCACTTAGCTAAAGACGGGAGCATGACGGTGATCACCGAGGACAAGCGGCATTTGAGTAGACGCGTGATAGAGGAAGACGCTAATTCTGATTTATTGCTCCTCGAGGGCCTCCCAGACGAAAACGGACTCGGAATAGCACTAAAATCTGAAAGGTTTGAAGGGGTTAGGACTTTCACTCATGGCCGAGGGCACGATACCTATCAAACTACAGGCGTTATCGTAGAGGATACCGTGGTTAACGCTCCTCCGTCTGTCGTTACATCACAAGCGGAGTATGATAGCTGTGTTAGCCAATCTAAATACATGTTTTTACCTTTAGGCAATACCGGTATGTGTTTTATGCTAGTGAAAGAAACCGTCATCACCGCTGAGATCGTCCCAGGGAGCAGCGGCGGAGCTGTCGTTAATGCTAAGGGCCAACTCGTGGGCATTGCCTCTATGACGGGCGGAGGCTTCCACTATATGGTGCGCCTCTCTGATATCCAGACTTTCTTAGCTAACTATTAAACAAAGCCTGTTCTAGCTTCCTACGCTTAAGTAGCCCCGGGAGCGTATGCCCAGCAGCGGTGCAATAGAGGGGAAAGTGATTAGCAGCAGTTTTAGGCTGCCCTGCTTTCACTAACTGGAATAGGGTTGTAGTGGCCCATGAACCTATGTTATAGGCAAATGAGACAAGGGCAGAGAACTGGTTTTCTGTCACCGACGTGGGTCCTAGGTAATGAGTTACCGCCGCCTCGACACTAGATAAATCTTGTAGGAGCCAAGCGTCGGCCTGAGCCTCGGTAATAGGGTCTCCTATCTTCATGCTTTGGACGTCCTTACCTGCGTGCCCATACCCAGCGGTATAGGGCCTAGCCTTAGTGCCTGGGTCCGGGTAGACCATTAAAACTAAGCCTTCGCAGCTTTTAATTATTTTAAGTCCTGCGTCATTTATTTTCATAGTACTGTTGTTCCGCAATTGATGCATTTCTTAGTGAATAGAGTAGACCCAAACCCGGGATAAAAATAGTATATGTTCGAATGCTTACACACTAGGGGCTCAGCTTTAGGGGAGAAAGGCGACATTTCGGCTAGCTCTTTCTTACAGCTCCGGCAATAATAGTAGCTAGAACCGAAGTTAGTGGCCAGGGCTAAAATCATTTCTGTATCACAAATTGGACATTCCATAACTCTCCCCTTTACAGTTTTCCTGCCTTAACTCCGTATTCGTCTCTTAAGTAGAGCATACAAGAGTTAAAATGTCTAGTTAAATATTTATGACTTGTGTCTTTAAAAAGTATCACCTTAGCCGACTCTTTTGACTTATGTACCCTCATGCCCCTCCCGCAGTTCTGCATAAACTGGGTTTTACTCTTACCAGTACTAGCTAGGAGGATAAACTCAGCGGGCTTCGTGTCTACCCCCTCGCCTATAACCCCGTCGGTGCCTATCAGGGAGGTAATCTGTCCGGTGTTAAACTGACGTATTAGCTCTTGGCTCTTTCCGTCCTTACCGTTAGCGAAGGGTACTCCGGTGAGGTCGGAGAGGATTCTACCGTGCTTAATCTCTTTGACAAGGCAGAGGGTCGGGACGTCCGCGCAAGTGAGCCTAAAAAGAATCTCTGCAATAGCGGTGTTCCTAGCTTTGTTATTAACGATAAGCTCGCTGTAGACTGTCGCCCAGTCCCTATCATTACCCTTCATAGGGGTCACTTTAGGGACTTCGCAATAATAAGCCTCTACCGGTACAATGAATTTACTTAATACCGCTAGGCCGTAGGGTAGGTCATAGATAACCTGAGATAACACCGACTCGAGGAGTATCTTTTCGTTATCTAGGGAGCGAAAGGGGGTAGCTGTCATGCCAAAACGATAATAGATATTTTTCCAAGCCTTTTTATTCAGCTCCCGGTAGGTCTTAGCGGCACTATGGTGAAACTCGTCAATAATAACGCACTTATGCTTAGCATCCACTACCTCAGGGTTAAGGGCGTCTACGTTTTCTACCGTGATGTGATGCAGCCTTCCAAAACAAGCCCTAAGCGACTCGGTGAGCTGGCGCTTAAGCTCAAGGCTAGGGACTACCACTAGGGTAGGTACCTGAAGACGCCAGATAATCAGGGCGATAATGACGCTCTTTCCCGAGCCCGTCGGAGCGCAAAGAATACCTCGAGCGTACTTCTCAGCCGCGACAGCCGCTTCCAATTGGGCAGGGTAGGGGACGAAAGGGAGGTTTAGCTCTAGATTAGCGTCAGCCTTAGGACGCTTACGGGAGTCCACTACTTCGATATCGTCTAAGATCGTGCTCTTCCATTGCCAGAATAGATATTCTAAGCCTGTAGGGAATTCGCCTTGTCTAGATAAAAGAGACCTCCGGGTATTGTGAGCGCGCCCTGAGAAGTAGGCAGCGGAGGGGTCAATATCGTAAGACATCAGTTTAGAGAGGTCGCCAAATTGCTTATTTGTCAACCCGGTGACTTTACTCGTGCTATTGCCTACTTTGATTTTTATCATAAGGGTCCCTCTTACTAAGTTTATACCATAGTATAACAATTAAAAAAAGGATATTCATAACGTAATTAAATAATAAAAAACCAATGGCGAAGGGCCACACCGCGTAAAGGGTTAGGACCTCCCCAATAAACCACATGGCTATCCTATTTCCCTTTTTGTAGACCTTATCAGTTTCACGTTGGACCACAGTAAGATCACCAAAAACCGCACCTTCAAAAACTACTGCTCTCATATCATCCTTGAAATTAGTTGACCATCTTAGTCAACTTTTTCTGTAAAAAAATATTACTCTCTTAGTTACTTGTTAATTATCTTTAAGAGTTTGCCATTGACATAGGTGCCGCCATCCAGGTCGTCAAATATGCGCTTTAGAATACGCGCTTCCATCTTCGCATCAACCAAAGCATCGTGATAGGAGCCTGACGGCTCCAAGGACAGTATATTGGCTACATGTTGTACAGAAAGCTTATCCGTTCGTCGTCCTGATAAACTCATGTACATCATCGCCATTGTTTTCACATCAAAGGCCGTACCGCTGAATGGGAATTGTAGCAGGTGTTCTTTGTACAAGCGCCTAAGTATTGGGATGTCAAAGTAGGTACCCCAAGCGCACAGCCGCACATTTTTTATATTCGCAACACGACTTGTGACAAAGGCTTCTAATTCGGCGATTACTGTAGGAAAGGGCCGCGCTGCTTGCGCTGCTTCATCTGTTATACCCGTAAGCTGGGTGATATACTCACTCACCTGCTCACGAGGCTTTACCAGGCTGTCATAAGACGCAATAGGTGTAAGTTGACGATTGAGCAGCACAGCGCCTATTTGAATGATGTCGTTATTTGTTTGATAGCCATGTTCATCTTGGGCTGAGGTGGTTTCTAGGTCGAGGACAAGCAAGTCGTTATTCAGCTTCATTTTCTTCCTACTTTCTTATTTTTCGGTTGGTAAAAAGACCAGTCGCGTATCGACCAACTACAACTAACTTTTCGATACGCTTTTCCATCTGCTACGTCCGTCCCTCCAAGATTTAGTTGCCTGGGGGAAAGCGCGTAGCGACATTAAAATTGACCCTGCCCATCCTATCATTTGTCCCTCTCATCCGACCCGCGCAGGGCTTTTTCTAAGCTATTAAAGTCGCAAACTCTCACTGTCACGAAGTATTCCTCTAAACCATACGGGTCCGCTTCTTCTATTAGAACTTTAGAAAATAACTCCAGCTCCTCAACCCTAGTGCAAAGAGCCGCGAGCCATGTCGGGGCGTTAACTTGAAACTCTCGAACAGTTTCACATCTCCAATCATCCTTTGGACATTTACATGGCTCTTCAATTTTATTAAGCGCCTTGCGGATCTCTTGGGTTAGGGTGCTCATTTGGACGACCACGACCGCGACCCCGACCGCGACCACGACCGCGACCCCGACCCCGACCCC